ACAGATTATCAAAAGACAAAATAATATCTGATAATTGTTTATCTGTAATATTCAATGTTTCTTTGGCTTTTTTTACTCGTGTAATAGACTTAGTACTACCTTTATTATATTCTATAATATATTTATATATATTTTCTTCAAATTTCTTATAATCCATCTAAATATTATTTTTATTTTTTTATTTAAATTATGGAAAATATATACTGAGCATTTTATAAATAATAGTGATTGTGGTTTTATTAAAGCATTATATGACGAATTTACAACTAATGAAAAATATAGGAATAATGTAATAAAAAAATTAGGAATTGATAATATAAATATAGATGTAAATAAATATGTCTTGTAAAAGCAATGATTATAAATTAACTGATGTGCAATATTATTTTGTTGAAGATAAAACACAGGAATATGTAAAATATTTAAATGTTCTCGTAGAAGTCTAATGCGATGTGTTGAAATATATAAAAAAGATGGTAATGTTGAAATCACGATTACAAAAATTAGATGGTTTAACTCATATAAAATTAAAGGAGAATATTGAAAATGTAATAATCAAAATACGGAAAGAAAAATATATACCAAAGAATAAAACACGGAAAATTAAGAAGAATTATTTATAAATCTCATTTCAAACGCCCATTTTGAAATGAGAAAAGGTGTAAATGATGGAGCACCTCCAATACAAGAATTATCAAGATTTACTGGAGACCCAGATCTGGTAGCGTAACCTGTAGGAGACCCAGGTCTGGTAGCGTAACCTGTAGGTTGTATGGTTAGAGAATTAACTCTTGGTATATATATTCCCCAACGAGATATTCCGTATATATCAGAATAACGTTTATTCAATGAATCGCCATTGTATTTTTGTTTATTTATTTTTTAGTTGACATTATTATTAACCTTCTATTTAAATTATATTGTAAAAAATGATTATAATTATATTTAATTTTATAATGGAACTTTTAAATAAGGAACAAAAATATGCAGTAGATTGTGTTATGAACGGATGTAATATATTGCTTACAGGTTCGGCAGGTACTGGAAAATCATATACTATTAAATATATTATGGAGTGTTTAAGAAATAATAATAAAAAATATGCTGTAACAGCAACAACTGGAACTGCTGCTGTTATTATAGGAGGTCAAACATTACACTCTTTCTTAGGACTTGGTCTCGGTACTGGAAATACAAAAGAAATATTTAATAATCTTTTAAAAAATAAGAAAAAATTTGAAAATATATTGAAAATAGATACATTAATTATAGACGAAATTTCAATGCTTGATAAAGATTTATTTGAAAAAATATCACAACTATTATGTATGATAAAAATGACTGATATACATTTTGGAAATATTCAGTTAATTTTAATAGGTGATTTTTGTCAATTAGCACCAGTTAAAGGTCAATATTGCTTTCTATCAGAATTATGGAATAAGATAAATATTAAAGTTATTTTATTAGAAAAATTAATTCGACAAAGCGAAGATTTATTATTCCAAAATATTTTGCGTATTGTTCGTAAAGGTAAATGTACAGATAAAATAATAAATGTGTTAAATAAATTACGAGATACTGAATTTGAAAATGGAATAATTCCCACAAAATTATATCCTATAAATGTTAATGCTGATAAAATTAATATTATTGAAATAGAAAAACTTAAATCAATGGGTTATATATCAAAAACATATTTTGCAAATTCTAGTATTGATATGGAAAAAGAAAGGGATAAATATTTGATAGAACTTACTTTAAATTCGCAAATAATAATTATTAGAAATATAAGTATTGAAAATTCACTAGTAAATGGAACGCGTGGTGTAATTAAACATTTAGATGATGATTTTATAATTATTTGCGACGTTGAAGGTAATACTCATAAAATTAATTATTATACAGATATATTTAATAATAATAGCAAGTCATTCATAAATCATATGCCAGTTAGAATATGTTATGCTCTATCTATCCATAAATCTCAAGGGATGACTATAGATGCCTTAGAATTGGACTTAGGTCCTAATATATTTACGTGCGGACAATCATATACAGCATTATCTCGCGCAAAAAATTTAAATTCTATAAGAATAATAGATGTAGATAAGAATTCTTTCAAAACAAATATATATGTAAAGGAATTTTACAAAAGTATAAATAATGATAATAAATTATCTTAATAATTATTAGATATATAGTATATATAAATGAAAGAAACATTTGTAACACAAACAGAAAATAATAATATTGTTAAAAATGTATTCATCATAATTGGATATAGTATAGTTAGCATTATAATGGTTATGGCATTATTATGGGGATATTTTACAAGTCATTACTTGTTTATGATTGTGTATGCTTTTGTAGTTTTATTATACAATTCTATGATAATAGCGTTTATAGTTATTAATAAAGAAATATATGATTCTGATAGTTATAGTGTAATTCTAGGCACTACCATAATCTCTATGATAATAACGTTTATTATCATAAGTTTATATGTTTATAAATATTTTGGTTCAGTAAAAGAAAATAGAGTTGCAGTACAAGATATTAAATATTCTTACAATTATTAGATAATTTTATACATATCCTAAATAAGATATTGTATATAGTATTATGAATATTAATGTAGTTTTAATATACACGTCAAAAGTTGTAATATTTTCCTGTAAATAATCTGGTATTTTATCATATATATTATTTATTATACCGCTATTATATATTAAAAATACTATTAATACTATTATTATATTTTTTTTTATCAATTCTATGTCTATGTACATCATATAATCATTTTTATTCATATTATGAGGCGGAGATGATATGAAGGGAGGATAAAATATATTTTGTTGTTGATTTTGATTATTTCCAGACATATTTGGTGGAATATTAGGAGGCATTCCTTGATTATTATAAAATTGTTGATTATTATTTAATTGATGAGGCATCATATTCTGCGGTATATTTTGTTGATGCATATTATGCGAATTAATACCACTTTCTTTATTTTTAGAAGATAATAATTCTTCACGAAATTCATTAAGAACATCTTGTACAACCGGATCATTTATATCATTTTGTTCATTACCTGTATTCAATTGCGGTTTAGTTGTTGAAACTGACATTAATCTAATAATATATTATATTAAGATAATTAATATTATAACGCAATATAATGTTAATTACATTAGATGAATTAGTTAAATTATTAAATAGTAGAAAAATTAAAGTTAGTGGGTGTTTGCACATAGGTGCGCATTTATGCGAGGAGATGTATATATATAATAGCATAGGTATTACAAATAAAGATATTATATGGATTGAAGCGAATAACGAATTAGTAATAGCTGCTAAAAATAAAAATATAATAAATGTCTACAATGCTGTTATTACAGACATTGACGATGAACTTATTATTTTTAATAAAGCAGATGATACGTCATCATCTAGCATATTATCTATGTTAGAACATAAGAATGCATATCCAAATATTTCATATATTGAAGAATGTAAAAATAAAAGTATTACAATTGATACATTTATAGCATTCCATAATCTTAATGAAAAGATGTATGATTTTATGAATATTGCAATTCAAGGCGCTGAATTATTAGCTTTAAAAGGTGCTATTAAATTTATTAAAAATGTAAAAATAATTTATTGCAAGATACATGAAATAGAGTTGTATAAAAATTGCGCATCCATCACAGAACTAGATGATTTTTTATTTACAAATGGATTTATTAGAGTTTTTACTATAACTACTGAAAAAGGATGGGGAGACGCTGTATATATTAGGGTATAAATTTGATTGTATATAATATAGTTTTTTATCTGCAAATTTTTATAATCTTGAATAGATTGTATCTTATTATATATAATTATATATCCTAAAGAAAATATAAATTATTTAGCTTCGAATATAACTGGATTCATTGATGTATATTCCCAATCTATTTTTTTTAGGATATTTTTTTAATAATTCAAATGCATTTGGGTTAGCAGACAAAGCCTGCCAATTTATTTTACCTTGATTTGCTTTTAATAATTCTATCACAATTGGATTTGCTGATAAAACACTCCAATCTATTTTTTATAATTAGGTAAATCATCTAATTCATCGCTGCTTAAATTATTTTCTAATTTTATTTTTTCTTTCAAAAGTTCAATAATATTCGTGTTTGAATTTTCTGATAAATACTCCCATTTTATTTTTTTAGGATATGCTTTTAATAATTCTATAGCTTCTGTATTTGGATTTTTTGATAAATTATACCAATCTATTTTACCAAAATTTGCTTTTAATAATTTTATAGCATTAGGATTACATGATAACCAACCCCAATCTATATTTTTAGGATTTGCTTTTAAAAATCTATTGCATTTTGGATTTCGTGATAAAGTACTCCAATTTATTTTATATGTAGGTACCCAATCTCAAAACATATTTAGTTGGAAATAAACTCTTGTACTTCTCTACTATTTGTGTTCTCAATTCTTCAGGTAATTTATTTAGACTTATTTTACTAATCATTTTGTTTTTGATAGATTTAGGAGATGAATTGATATTCTCCTTGAAGACATTTATATATTTGCAGAATTTTTTAGTTGTCTCTCATCACAATCCAAAACTTTAGACATCATTTTAGATGTCATCTTATTGCCACACATTAATTCATAATCTACAATTTAGAGATTAAATAGACGGTTATTAATTCTCTCTTGTATATTTCTAATCATATTAGTATCAATTCCTGAATTATGTGATTGTGAAAGTTTTGATTCTTTAAGACTTTTAGGATCGACCTTTAATATTTTAGATAATATATTGCTTTTTTTATCAACAATTTCATCTAATCTTGTATACATTTATTTATTAGAGTATCTAATAATATCTCATAAAAAAGAGAAATAATATATATAGAAATATATGCTTATTATTTTTTAATTTTTTCACATTTACCAGTCTTAGGGTTTCTTGTATTATCTTTATCACATATTTTAACGCAACGTTTTGTTATAGGATTTATCTCTTTACCTTCAGGACATTCTTTGTCTACTTTGTCTACTTTGTCTACTTTGTCTACTTTGTCTACTTTGTCTGCTTTGTCTACTTTGTCTACTTTGTCTGCTTTGTCTACTTTGTCTACTTTGTCTGCTTTGTCTACTTTGTCTACTTTGTCTACTTTGTCTGTCTTTTTGGTCTTGATTTTTTCACATTTTCCAGTTAATTGATTTCTTATTTTATCTTTATCACATATTTTAACACAGCGTTTAGTAACAGGATTTATCTCTTTACCTTCAGGACATTCCTTATCAGGTTTTTCTTCTTTTACCTCTTTTTGTTTAGGCTTAGAGGGTAGTTTAACCGGATTAGCATTTATTTTTGTGGGGTCGCGTGTATAACGTTCTTCATGTAATGATATGTTTTCATAAGTGTATATATCAGGGATATTAGCATTATACTCTAATTTTTGATTTAGATAATCATGTAGCGCAGATTTGTTTTTGTGTTTTATTAAATTGCTCATAAGATTTTCTTTTTCAATTAAATATTTTTCATATTTTTCTTCATTATTTAATCGTTTGCTATGATATAATTCTATATATTTATTTTTCTTATCTGTTATTATCTCTCTTTTCTTATCAATATCTTCTACATAAACACGTATATCTCCTTTTAAATTATTAATTTTAGAAATGTCAATTTTGTCTTTATCGCTCAAAATAATTAATAATTTTTTTTCAATATTTCTTAATATATCCATTTAATAATATTAAGGATAAAAATAATTATTTTAATATTATATTTTCAAACATTCCTTTATAATAAGTTTCAAGACTTTCCTCGGGTTTCATTTGATCTTCATATACACTTCGAGGGATATATTTAATAATTACCTTCTCTTTTTCACATTTATTGTCTTTTTTACTATAATACCCTTGTACTATTAATATAGTACCTATGAAAAGTAGAAATATCGCTATTGCTTTCATTCTTAATAAAGTAATATAGAATTATTTTTTGTATAATTAATACTATTAAATAAGGAATGATAGAAAAATATATAGTATTTATTGATATAGAAGATAGTAAAAAAATATTAAATATTTTCCAATTAATTTATCTAAGATGAATATATCTTCTATTCTAAAAAAGTATTTATTTACAAATGATAATAAAATTATTAAAATGTCTATCAATAAAAATATGAAAGGTGATTTTTTTTGGAAATCAAATAATACTAATTTAAATAAAACAGAAATTATTAAAGAATTAACTAATAATCTTAATGACAAATATGTAAAATTATATAGAAATATTGCTTATATTATTGTTAAGAAGAATGATGCATTTATATTAATTTCTAAAAAAATATTTGAAAACTATAAAATTAATATGAACAGAAATGATTATTTAAACTCTATTAAAATTAAAAAATTACATGGGATTATAGTAAGACATATTAATAGTTCTCGTAAAATTATAATAGGTGGAACTGGAGGTACTTTAGGTACCAAAGACATGGTTGTAAAACGTACTTTAAATCCATCTACAAACCCTTTCCCTAATCCAGATGGATTTAATAGACCTAAGTCTCCTAAGTCCCCTAAGTCTCCTAAATCTCCTAAGTCTCCTAAATCTCCTAAGTCTCCTAAGTTCCCTAAGTTCCCTAAGTCCCCTAAGTCCCCTAAGTCTCCTAAGTCCCCTAAGTCCCCTAAGTCTCCTGTTGTTGACAATGAGTGTCTTAATATGTTACGACAGATGCATACAGGGAAAAAAGAGTATATGTCATATAATTCATATAGATATGATAAACACTATTTGGATTTTAAAGAGTATAATAGTACTAATATATTAATACCAGAATTACTTAATTTTACAAAAAATAGAAAAGGTAATGAAATACAAGTTGTAGAGATAGAAAAAAATAAAAATGGTATGACATGTATAGGTGCAAATATATACAATAGATATTCAGGTAGTAATCCACCTAAAATTGGAACATTAATAGCAGCAAATTCAGGAAGACCGGGTGGTGGTTGTGGAAATTTTGATGGTACTATAGGTAATATTCATCAAAATCATAGAACACAAGAAGAAGATATAATGTCTAATTGGTTTATGACTTATGCTAATAATAAAAATATAATAGATGAAGATGAAAAAAAGAATATTATAATAAATTATTTCAATGTACTATTTTTAATAGTGGGGTCTTTTATATCCTACAGCGAGTAGAGGAGATAGAAAAAATTATTACAAAACCATTCAAGGTATAAATTATAGATATGCTGTACCTAAAGATTATGCAGATGCATGGACTGTAGAAAATGTATATTTAAGTGATAAAAATTACCAATATAAAGGATCTCGGTATATTTATGAAAACCAGTATAAAACTACATTGGTTTTTGTATCTGGTCCTAATAATAATAACCCGGGAACAAAAGGACCAATTAATTCTGTATTTCGAACATATAACGATATGACTGCGACGCGTTTTGATAAATTTATGGAAGGTGTTGAAGCTGCCTTATTTGCCGGATTAATTTCGATGGTACAAAGTAAATGTACAATTGCATTGTTAGTATATGTTAGTGGAGGTATATATAGAGGTTCGCATAATATAGATGACTATAAAAATATGTTTGAAAATATCGTAAAATAATCTATTAACACATGTACAAATAAATGGTCTTGAATTAGGTAGTTATTTTGATGCTATATATTTAGTATAATTTAATATAATTTAATATAATTTGATTTACATTATTTTTTTATAATTTTATAATATTATTTATATATTATATAATTAAACTATGGAAGATAAATATATAGTTTTTATAGATAAAGATACTAACAAAATTGTTCCTGTTAAAATAGCTGGTAATTATATAAGTACTATAAAAGATTTTTTAGATAAATTTATTAATAGTAGCAGTATAATTTCATTTGAAAACAAATATAATTCTTATATACATAGCGCGTCTTCTAAAAAAAATGAAATTATTGAGAAAATACTAAAAGATAGCTTTAATCCTAGATTAAAAAATATTTGTTGTATAGTAATTTCCAATAATATTGTAATTTATAATATAAACGATAATAGTGGTGCGCACAGAATTAATAATTCTCTTTATAATAATAAAATAAAGAGTTTAATTAAAACTGTTGAAAAATATATTGAAATAAAATATAAGTCAAAAAAACAACAAACATAAACGCCAATATCTATAAAATAATAAAAATATAAATAATTCTAATCAACATGTCTTTGATTCCATGCATCAACTTTTTCAAGTTCTTCTTTTATTTCGCTTAGTTCTACATTATCTACTTCTTCATTAATATTTTCACTAGTAGTTCCAACAGGAGCAGCATTTGAAGCAATTGTTTGTTTTCTGCTTTCAAAAACTACATCGCGATTGTCCATATTTTTCTTATACTCTTTCATTAGAGTATTAAGTTGAGTTTCTGCATATTCTTGATTTTCAAGACATTCTGGGTTAGGAGACCAAGGACACCAACAACCTACCTGAGCAATATAAATATTAAATTTATTATCAATTTTCTTCAAAAATTCACAACGATTTTTTGCTTCTTCAATAGTATCAAAAGTACCTCTTACTTTAATTCCGCGAATAGAAGTAATAAAGTTATTATCAATATGATAATTCTTTTCTAATTCTTCGCTATTAACTGATTTGAAAAAATTTAATTGCTCATTCATTTCTACGTGATTAAATAGGTAATTATTATTTTCAATGATAGTATTAACCATATCTTTTTGATCTGGATATTTTTCTTTAATACTTTCTAGAAGATTTTTCATATCTCCGCTGAATTTTTCAGTAAATTTGGTAAAGATATAGGCTTCTTTATTTACAATAACATCTTCAGGACTAATAAAAGAAACTAGAACAAAATTTTGCCCTCTAATGGGTTTATCTTCGTCTAAATAATCTACCTCTTTTGTGGATACATGTGTTGGATTCTGCACATCAGTCATATTGTTTATTCTTAATATATATTAAGATATTTAATCTTATATGTTTTTATATTAAAATATTTTAATATGGTAGAATAATGAGTCTTGATTATATAAAAGTTTTATTATATTATATATTACTAAGTTTTATAGTATCTATCATCGCTTTATTTATTAGATCTAAAAGTTTCGAACCTATTAAAATATTAACATTAACAATTATAATTGCAATTATATTATATGTGGTTGATTTATCTACAAATTATACCTATATTAATAATACCTATAATTTGGGTTTAAGTAATATGTGAAAAATGAGTACATAATTAAAAAATATTTAGAAATTTATAAAAGTTTATAAAAGTTTAAGAAAAATAAAATTATGTACTCATTTTAATATTAGTAAATTATAAGGAAGGTATTATTTTATAATTTAAATCTATACAAATCTTCTTCCATATTTGGTCTTGAATATATAATTTCTCTCTACTTTTTAATAATGGAAAATACTTTAAATACCCATTTAATCCTAATATTTGAAAGAATTTGTATAAAACATAACTATATGAAAGAAAGTTTTTCCTATCTTTAGGACAATGTTTTAAAAAGGGGGCTTGAATACTTCTAAACATACTGCACAACTTATCTTCTAATTCTGGACTAAATTGCGGTGTAGGTATTCCGTTAATTCTATTTATAATATAATTAATATGTTCATAATATTTATTTATTCTCAGTCTTTTTAGGATATCTCTCATTTTTAAATATGTTATCTTCTTTAAATCTGTAATCTTTTCCTTCTTAATCTCTATTAAAATTTTTTCAAAAATTTCATCTGGAATATCGGTACTTTCTTTTCCTTGTACTTGGTTACACCATTCTCTAAAATGATTTATTCTTTTATAACAAAAGTGAGAAGTATCCTTTGTATTTTGTTTTAATATAGGTCTATTTTGCTCTACTAATAATAATTCTTGATATCCGCAAAAATTACAAACGATTATTGCGTCATATTGAAGACATGTCATACTATTTTTACAAACCTTGCAAATTTCTATATTTTCTTCTTCAACTGTTCTGATATATTTATTATTTATTATCGCCATATATTTATCTACTAAAGAACTTTTATCTTGTAGAGCTTCTGTTTTATCCTTATCGGTATCATTATCAATGAATCCCTTCTCATAAAAACTATTATCATCATTATCATTATTATAACTATTATTATAATTACTAATAATTCTATCGCCGGTATTATATTCGCAACTATTGTTTTTTTCGTTATCTAAAGTTTTTTCTTCAATTTGTTTTTTATTATTTATATTATTTAATGCTTCCAAAACATTGATTGTATTAATGTTAATACCTTTCTTTTTTTTATTATTATCCTTCTTATATATTTTTGATTTAGTATTTACATCTTTTAAATAATTTAAATTTTGATTAATATCTGACTGTTTGTTTACAGTATCATAATATTGAAATAATATATCACTTGTATTTTTATAATATTCTATTTCATCTAATTTATTTAACTCATTTAATCTTGATTTTATATCTAATATTTCTTCGCTTAGTTCTATATTACTAAACCATAATTTACTATTTATATCTTTATCTGTACTATTTTTAATAATATTTAATATATTATTTTTTTCCTCTTCGCAAAATTTTAGTTTATTTTTGTAATACAACTTTTCTTTATCGCTCTTTTCAAAATCCTTTATCATATTATTATGCATTGCATCTAATGTAAAAGTTTCATTTATATCAACAGAGACCTTTTTCTTTGATGACTTCTCTTTAAACATCATTATATTTGAATTATAAATATTAAGGTTTATATACAAAATTAAATTTGTGTCATATAATCTATATTTTTTTCTCCTCTAATAGTATAAAGAATATAGCGTAAATGGGTGGTGGTCTTCTTCAATTAGTAGCTTATGGTGCTCAGGATGTTTATTTAACTGGTAATCCTCAAATTACCTTTTTTAAAGTAGTTTATCGTCGTCATACTAACTTCGCTATGGAAGCTATACAGCAGACATTTAATGGAAATATTGGATATGGAAACACAATAACCTGTCAAATATCGCGCAACGGCGATTTAATTAATCGCATGTATTTACAAGTAGATGTGCCCAAGAAAACTAGCACTGCTGCTACTGATTCATATGTTAACTACTTAGGTCTACGCTTAATAAAATCTGTAGTAGTAGAAATTGGTGGTCAACAAATAGATAAACATTATTCCGATTGGTTATACATATGGAACGAGTTATCTTTACCTATGGGCAAAAGATATGCTTATGATACTATGGTCGGAGCGGATAAAGATATAACAACTAATAAAAATACTACATTATATATACCATTTGAATTCTGGTTTTGCCGTAATGTAGGTTTAGCACTTCCTTTAATTGCTCTTCAATATCACGAAGTTAAAGTAAAAATTGAATTTGAAACAAAAGTAAATTGTTTAATAGCTAGCTCTCTTTCTGCTACCGCCGCCGCTGCTTCTGCGCTCAACTTTCCTGAAATAAATTCCGCCTCATTATGGATAGACTATATATTCTTAGATACAGATGAACGTAGAAGATTTGCTCAATTATCTCATGAATATTTAATAGAACAACTTCAATTTACTGGTACTGAATCTCTTGTAAATAAAAGTAACCGTATTAAATTAAACTTCAATCATCCCTGCAAAGAATTAATCTGGGTAGCAAAAAGTTCTGGAACACACAAAAAAGCAAGATGGTACGATTATAATCTAGCGACATCTGCTATAGTTGATAATACCGCGCCGTTTTCAATAGATAGTGGCAATCAATCATATAGTAGTAATTATATTTATCAAGTTACACCGACTGCTGCGAATTACAATAATCCTTTCATAACCTCTATTTTACAATTAAATGGTAATGACCGTTTTGCAGTAAGAGAAGGATTATACTTCACACACGTTCAACCTTATCAACATCATACTAATGTTCCCGTTAATAATCCTATCAATGTATACTCGTTTGCTCTTAAACCAGAGGACCATCAACCAAGTGGCACTCTCAATATGTCTCGTATAGACACAGCTACTTTAATGGTTGAAGTTCAAGATCTTTCTGCTACCGGTGTAGGTATGCCTTTAGCTACAGAATATTCTTATACTGGTATTAATATATACGCAGTTAATTACAATGTATTACGTATATTATCTGGAATGGGTGGTTTAGCGTATTCTAATTAGTTATAATAAAATGTGTTATATAATTCCCTTTTTTTTTTCTCCTCTAATAGTATAAAGAATATAGCGTAAATGGGTGGTGGTCTTCTTCAATTAGTAGCTTATGGTGCTCAGGATGTTTATTTAACCGGTAATCCTCAAATTACCTTTTTCAAAGTAGTTTATCGTCGTCATACTAACTTCGCTATTGAAGCCATTCAACAAACTTTTAACGGAACTCCTACTTTCGGCAATCGTGTTACTTGTCAAATATCAAGAAATGGCGATTTAATACATCGCGTATATTTATCTATTATTGATTATACTTCTGGTGATACTACTGCTGAAACGGTTTGTCCTTATTTCGGTCTTCGCTTAATTAATTATGTAGAAATTGAAATAGGTGGTCAAAAAATAGATAAACATTATTCTCACTGGATGTATATATGGAATGAACTTTCATTACCTAAATCTAAAAAAGAAGCTTATAAAAAAATGGTTGGTTCTAATAATACCATCGCCAGATTACAAAATGCCAATCTCTATATACCTTTAGAATTCTGGTTTTGCCGCAATGTAGGTCTAGCGCTACCTTTAATTGCTCTACAATATCATGAAGTTAAGATAAATATTTTATTCGAAGAAAAAACTAAATGCCAAGGTTCGACTTCAGCTATAAAAGAACTATCATCTGTAAATTTATGGGTCGATTACATATTCTTAGATACTGATGAACGCAGAAGATTTGCTCAATTATCACATGAATATTTAATAGAACAATTACAATTTACTGGTGCTGAAACTGTAAATGCCGTAAGCATGAAACCAAAACTATCATTTAATCATCCGTGCAAAGAATTAGTCTGGGTTTCTACTTGCGACTATCATTTATCAGACCAACATACAAAAAATAATAATTGGGTAAATTATTCTACTACAGTAAACACTTATGCTACTGATACTACATTAACTGCTACTACATTACATGCAGCAACCAGCGTAGTTACTTCAACAAACCCTGTTGTATCCGCTAAACTTGTATTAAATGGCAATGATCGCTTTTCATTAAGACCTGGTTCTTATTTCAATTTAATACAACCTTATCAACATCACGAAAATATACCTTCAAACCCTGGTATTAATGTGTATTCATTCGCTCTAAAACCTGAAGAACATCAACCGAGCGGTACTCTCAATATGTCTCGTATTGATACTGCTGTTCTTAATATAGATATGACTCCAGGATATATCAATAATGGATTCTCTAAAAATCTTCATGTATATGCTGTTAATTATAACGTATTACGTATATTATCAGGTATGGGAGGTTTAGCGTATTCTAATTAAATTATATTAATTATCTTATACGTTGTTAAATTGCTATAATATCCCTTTTTTTTTTCTCCTCTAATAGTATAAAGAATATAGCGTAAATGGGTGGTGGTCTTCTTCAATTAGTAGCTTATGGTGCTCAGGATGTTTATTTAACTGGTAATCCTCAAATTACCTTTTTCAAAGTAGTTTATCGTCGTCATACTAACTTCGCTATTGAAGCTATTGAACAAACAGCAACAGGAGGTACTTCTCTAGGTTCGCGCGCAACTTTTCAACTAACCCGCAATGGTGATTTAATACACCGTATTTACTTTTACGGAAAAATAAAAAATAATTCAGATACCACTAGTACCGCTAATAAAGTTGCATTAGTTCCTAATTTTGGACAAAAATTATTGAAAACTATTGAACTTGAAATTGGGGGTCAACGTATAGATAAACATTATTCTGAATGGTTATACATATGGAATGAGTTATCTCTTCCTATTGGCAAACGCGAAGGTTATTATAAGATGGTTGGTGCAAATAAAGATAATAATTGCACACTATTAAATGGATCTGAATCTTATGAATTATATGTTCCTTTAGAATTTTGGTTTTGTCGCAATGTAGGTCTAGCACTTCCTTTAATTGCTCTACAATATCACGAAGTTAAAATAAATATCGAATATGAAACTGCCGCTAACTTATTTGATAAAGACACTAAAAATACAACTTTTAATGATTCTATAACAAAAAACAGTAATTACACCGCAAATAACATAAGTCTAGTAGACTCTAAATTATGGGTCGATTATATATTCTTAGATACTGATGAACGCAGAAGATTTGCTCAATTATCCCACGAATATTTAATTGAACAATTACAATTTACAGGAACTGATAATATAACTTCTTCTAACAATGCCGATGGTATGAAAAGTATGCGTATGAATTTTAATCATCCTTGCAAAGAACTTGTATGGGCTATAAAAAAAATTGATGACAGTGTATATTGGAATAACTTTTCTACTGCAACTCCATTATCGGGCGTTCCTACAGCAACTCTAAATGATTATTATAATTCAACAAATCCAGTAATGCAAGCTAAAATAATGCTTAACGGTAATGATCGTTTTGCGCAAAGAAAAGGAGAATATTTTTCTTTAGTCCAACCTTACCAACATCACGAAAATACTCCAGATGACTTCCATAAAGGCATAAATGTTTATTCATTCGCTCTAAAACCTGAAGAACATCAACCAAGTGGTACTCTTAATATGTCTCGTATAGATACCGCTGTTCTTTCATTATCCTCATCCATACCAGGAAATATCTACATATATGCCGTAAATTATAATGTATTACGTATATTATCTGGTATGGGTGGTCTCGCTTATTCTAATTAAATATTATATGATATCTATGATATCTATGATATCTATGATATCCATAAAACAATATTCTTATTTTTCAATTTATAATTATTATTATAAGATAATATGATATTATATAAATACTTTGATACATATAATGATATCATTTTAGTGTTTAATCCAGCATTAAATTTATTTTTTTCATTAAAATAGTATGAAATAATATCTTCTAAATAAGGTAAACAACGTTTATTCATCAAATTAGTATATTGAATAGTATTTCTTCTAAATGTTAGATACAAACATTCTTTATCTGTAAGTGTCATATAATTTTTTGTACTTTTCTTTAGTTTATTTATTGTTTTATTATAATCATTATTAAGTTCATAACTATATTTTTTAACTAAATTACATTTTAACATATCACAATTATATTTAATTCTTTTTTCTCTCACTATATCTTTTAAATTCGTCTCTTTTTTTATAAAGATATTTGATGATTTATTAATCTCACTCAACTTTTTAGTTCACAATAGTTTTGCAAATTATTAACAATAATTGCAAAATAATCCTTATTAGTAAAGTTCATGAGAATTAATTAATTATATATTAATCTATATAAATCAATTTTTTATAATATTTATCATTAAAAATTAAAAAATAATATATATACTTTTATATGCAAACTAATCGTAACTAATCGTAACTAATCGTAACTAATCGTAACTAATCATAACTAATCGTAACTAATCATCACATATGATAATCTCTTTAATATATGGTTCTAAAATTTCATCTACAATAAATTCCGGTTTAAAGTCATCATAATTCATGAAAATTTTAAGAAGTTGTTCAGAAAATCCAGAAACAATTGCAGTACCTTCAGTTTTGCAATTTACAGGGAAAACTTCTCTGCTATTAGAATTGAGGTTCCAGAATATAAATTTAGGAGCATCGTAATTATTTGCCTTATATTTTTTAACAATTGTTTTATATACTGTATCTAATGAATCATTAGAATCATTATTTTCAAAAGTGATTCTTTCATTACTACAAGCATCATTAAATTGCATATCCGTAAATACAAACATTTTTTTAGGCATATTTTCTTGGGGAACATTAAATAATTTTGCATAATTTATAATTAAATCATTGCATTTAACAAAATTTGTACTATAACCATAATCGATTTTTAGAAGGTTTGAAATACATTCGTGAAGAGTAGGAATCGAATCGGTATCTTCATCGAGTTTATCAGTCAACTTTACAATTTCTGGGTCTTCGCTAAAAGTAATTAATTTATTCTTAAATTGTCCTGTACAACAAATAGATGTAATAATTCCAAGTGCAATTGCAACTTGTGCAGGAATACTTCCATTTGCAGCATTAAACATAGACCCTGATAAATCTACGACAGATATAGTATTATTAAAATTACCAGATTTCTTAACATTTTCAATAATTGTTCTCCATTGCATTTCTGTAGTTTCGCATATAGGAACATTATCAAAACATCTCATATTTGTGATATAATTACCTACCAATTCGTGAGGAAGAATTCCAGTAACATTGATCTTCTTTTTATTATTTTTTACATCTTCAAGATATTGTTTATATCTTGCTTCATCGTGTTTAATAAATGTATTTTTTAAATTTTTTGAAGCAACGGCGGGAACACTTTCATAATTAATATCTCCCCATTTTTGTTCGCATAATTTTTTTTCGACAATATCAATATGTGTTCTCAAAGGTACCAAATACTCCTTTCTATATTTTTCCATTTTATTTGTATCTTTGCTCCCATAGATAATTGATGCAATTTTTTTTGCATAATGTCTCTTTTTATCGTACTTATCATTTTCGCTAGATACCCATTTAGCACATAGAGATACGCTTTTATTATTACTCAAATTCGCTTTATCTTCAATTAATTTATCAGCAAATAGTCCAAGTTCATACTTTTGATCAGAACTCTTTAACTTATATCCAATATAATTGAGATCCTTCCAGCATCCATATTTTTCAATATACTTTTTAATATTATTAATATATGTAGTAAATTTTTTTTTTCTTAACCACGACATAGCATCGTTTGCTACCTTTTTTTCTTTTTTCCCCTTATCTCTATCACGCCCATTAAAAATAATTGCTACCGTTTTTTTAGGATCTTCTTTCCAACATTTTTCAAGATAATCGTGACTAGTTTGAATATCTAAATCTCTCATAAATAACATAAAATAATCTACGATAATATTATTTGTACTTTTTAAAGCAACTCCTCCATTGTTCGTAGTAGTAATGTTATGTGCGACTTGCATATTTGTTTTATATTAATATATAAATAATCGTTTATATCAATTTTTATTATATTTAGAAAAAATAAGAATTATTAAAATTATTTAGGCAGCTGCAGCTTGCGCTTGTTTGCTTGCAGATGGGGGAAAATGGTGAGAGATTAGTTTTTGTAGAATAAAATAATTGATATCCTCTTTGTCTCCGACATTTAGAATTTTTTTAAGTTTATCATCAGGTAGAATAAAACGCTTGTTCTCTGGTTTGTTGAGGTTGTGTTCCTTTACATAAGTATTGATAAAACGGGTAATATCAGTGCGTGATTTCTCAGTGCCGTGAGGAACACCGATAAAATCACATAGTTCATCTGATATTTTATTGGGTTTAGCAAATCCCGACGGAGAGTTCTTGGCGTTTTGACGTTTCTTTTGGGCTTTCTCGATTATTTTTTGTTGTTTGTCATATTCTTTGCTCAGAACCTTTAGAAGTACTTGAACTTCTTTGAAACTAGTGAAAAGAGTATTTACTTTTTCGATAATAGTACCAACGAGGTTATCTTTAACAGGAGTACCATCTGCATTTACAGGAATGCTAGAATCAGGTTCGACAGTTTCAGGAGCACTTACTACAACAGTCTTAGGCGCTTTAGTATCTTTAGGAGCAGGTGTTTTATCTTCGACTACTTTTGAAACAACACCCTTTTTAGGAGGTTGTTTCAAATCTACAGGTGGCACCGGAGTTACGACCGGAGAAGTGGACGAAGCAGGTTGAGTAGGTTTTTTAGTTTGTGCCATTATGTATTCAGTTTATGAATACATATATTATTATATGTTTATATCATTTTATAACATCACAATTATATTTTATTTATAATAGTTAAACAATGAAAATAAAACGCATTGGTACTTATATTACTGGATTTAAATACTATAAAAATGATATAGAAATTACCGATAAGATTTTGTTAGAAAAAATAAAGAAAATGAAAATTCCTCCAGCGTATGATAATGTTACAATAGTTAATAATAAGAAAATATTAGCATATGGGTATGATAGTAAAAATAGAAAACAGATTATATATAATCCTAAATATATAAATATTCAAAATTGCAAAAAATATAATAAGATTGAAGAATGTAATAAATATTTTTTGAAAATAAAGAATTGTATTTCTAAGGATATAAAATCTACTGATGAAAAAACTAAAATTAATGCTATGATTATAACATTAATATTGTGCTGCGGATTTAGAATTGGTAATAAAAAATACGAAAAAGAAAATAATTCATACGGACTTACAACATTAAAATTATCTCATATAAGTTGTGATTATAAAAAATGCCATATAATTTTCGATTTTATCGGTAAAAAAGGTGTTCGTAATAAATCTGTATGCAAGAATAAATATATATATCAGTATATATCTAAAAAATTAATTGCATATCAAGATAATAAAGAAAACGACGAATACATATTTACTTACAATAATATTCGCATAAATTCAACTGATGTTAATAATTATTTGGAAGATAAATTAGGTGTCAAAATTACTTCTAAAGATTTGCGGACATGGAATGCTAATAATTTATTTACTAAATTTTTAAATAAATCAAATAATTGCAAAAATCCTATTAAAAAAGCTTTAGAATTAACAGCTATCGAATTACATAATACCCCTACAGTATGTAAAAATAGTTATATTGATCCAAGAATTATTGAATATGCAAAAAATCAAATAATTAATAAAAATTGACTTTTTTATTATTATATAATAATAAGATATATAATTATTATTAAATAGTTATGGATATTGATATTGTTAATACTAATATTGAAGAAATGTTAGTTTATCGCGGCGATGATGTTTCCATATTTAAAGAACACTTATTATCTATGAATAAAGAAGATTTCGAGACAGATAGAAATGTTATTGATATTCAAACTTCTAATACATCAGTAATTTATGCTCTTACAAAAAAATTAAGAAAAATGATAATTGATGAACTAAAAGAAAAAATAAAAGATAGTAATAATAATATTAACGATTTTACTAGTAAATACGGGTCAAAAATTAATGTTATATTGATATTTAATAATGAATCAATATCAACAACAGTAAAATCTTTATTAAATAAATATGACAAATTTTTCCAAAAAAACGGAGGACAACTTCAATATTTTACATTGCAACAGTTGATGTTCAATCCTACAAAACACGAGTATGTTCCCACGCATACTAAACTTACAGAAGAAGAAGCAAAAGAATTTATGAAGGAGTATATGACAAGAACTAAGATGCATATGCATGTAATTTTACAAAGCGATCCTATCGCTAAATGGATTGGATTAAAGCATGGAGATATAGTAAAAATAAATAGGTATAATGAAAATAGCGGCGAATCTTTTTCTTATAGGTCTTGTATTTAAAAATATAATATATTTTAAAATAATAGAGTATTAAATAAATAATGTCTACTAGTATAGATACATCACAAAATATTATTTATAAAGATTTATACAAAGTGTTTGGCGAACTGCTATCAATTATTAAAAAAAATTCAATTAGTACCTTTAAAGAAGATGGTACTATTAGAGATATAAATAATGCTAATACAATTTTTCAAGCGGCAATAACATATTTATTACCATCTTTTGAAGGTACTTTAACTAGCGGTGGTTATTCTACAACTGATAAATTACCAATCCCTGCAGAAAATTCTACTGAATTAAAAATACTTCAAACCACAACTTTTAATAATGAATTTTTTAAAAACACGTTAAGTAATTGTTTTAATTTAAATATCGACCAATCTAAATATGTGAGCGAAGCATCCGGCGTAACTAATGCAGAAATAGAAAAATTAGTTGCAAACGGTACTAAAATAAAACAACACTTACATTATTATAATAAAATAATAACTGAATCGGGAATAGGCGGTACTAAACTACAATTTGATGAAGCAATTGTCAAAAATATATATTATACAATATTTTTATTAGATATTTATATTAAAATAATTGAAGCATTTTTAACAGTTGAATTTAATGTAAATTATCAAAATAATCAATCTTATTGGGATAATACACGATTAGAAGTCTTATCTAATACTTATGTTGAGACTAATCCAGATTATAATAGATTAGTAAATTTTTCTCAATTAGCGAGTTCATATGATAATAAAAAATATGTAAAAGATTATACAAAAATACACATAGTTACAAAACCCTTATTAAAACAAGATAGTGTTGGAGTTGCAAGAGGTTTATTTATTATAGAACCAGATAACGATAAATACAGATATGCTGAATCTGGTTTATATTTATATATTGGAAATGATTTTGAAGATCATAGTGCTTCATTACGTTATTTTGATATAAGCGAAATGAGAGCAGCTTCAACATCAAGACCTGGTTCTAAACCAGCAAATATATTACAGCAAGTAAATAATAATTATACATTTGAAGATAGATACGGTAGTTTAGCAGATGGTGTGAGTTTAATAACTGGGACAGATAAATATAGTTATGGATACAAACAATATAATTTTAATGATGTTCCTGGAGGAAATTTTACAGAAGATAAAAAACCTTATCAAAAATTTATAAGAACATTTTTAATAATGTTAAGAAATATAAAATATTCAAACTTGAATTCAACTTTAGAATATTTAAAAGTATTTTTTAAAGGTCTTAAGAAATTATTATTATCTTCAATTTACTCAATAAATATTTATTATAATTTAGCATATTCTTTAAAAAATTGCTTATTATTAAATTATCCAAAATATAAAGCGAGTGAAGATACCACAACTACAGCTAATAAGTTTATAAATTACATTACTGACTCTGCTACACTTACTCCACCATCTGATGCAGAAATTGATAAATATCACTTTAATACAGACTATGAAAAAACATTTGTTTACAAAGTTAGTAAATCATCTGCAAATTTTAAAGCAGTTCTTGATAAAAACATTGAATTATTAGAAAATAATATAAATATAAATATAGGCCCAGCTTCTAATAGCATGCATTCATATGTCCCGGACGAAAATCATTTAATATATACTAGTTTCGTATATGATTCTTTAAATAATAGTATAAACCCTTATACAGGAGAAAGTATTCCCGCTAGTCAAAAAACTAAAGATAAATTAATTAGAGAAACGCTTGAAACTAAAATAAGATATTCAATACTTATACCTCATTATAATATTCTTCTCAGTATAGAAGAAGTTAACATAAGTAATGGTAATAATCCAATAATATTATTAAAAGAATTTGAAAGTATATTAAAAGATAAACCTTTAGAAGCAGGAAGTACAACTAAATATTTACACCAAAATATAGCAGTATATTTATACGAAAATTCAATCTATGAATTAAAAAACACAAATGACCGTTTAAAATCTTCGATAGAACATATTGATAAAAATATTAATTCAAATAAAACAAAAATTTTAAATAATACTTCATTATATGAAGTTAATAAATCTAAAAATACAATATTATATTATGAATATGTTATATATATTGCAATAATTGCAATAATACTCGCTGTAATATTTATTATTAATATCGCTAGAATTGACAAATCATTGATAAGAATAATATCAGCAGGTTGTTTTGGAATAACTATATTAATGTTAGCAGTATATTATATAATTCATGTATTATTCATTACTGAAAGTTATATAGAAACATTTACTGCAAGCGCACAAAATACCGCAGTTTACTCTACATCTATATGTAATAATGATTGTATTGAACCAGGAGCTTCTATAACAGGAGCAAATAAAGTAGAATACGATCCTGTTATTTTAGCAAACAAAAAATCTCTTGTTGTAAATCGATTAACAGATAGAGCAAAAGACTTAATAAATGTAATTAAAATGACATTTTATTATACTGATACTCAAACATTATTTAATAAAGAAAATGATTTAAATAGTTTAATATCAAATAGATATAATGATAAAAATTATGTTAATTATTTCCTTGAAAATAAAACAGGAGATGCACACTTAAATACAGATGTAATAAAATATGAAAATGCTAATTATGATGTATATATATTTTCAATTATATTACTTGCAATAATAATTGTAGGTTTTTATACTATTAATCTTTTTACAAATAATATATATATGGGAGTACTCTTTTTAATCGCTATTATTTTGATAATTTGTTTATTTACCTATTTCATTATTAATATTAACAAAATTGTTAGAACTGTATCATCTAACTATTATTGGGGCAGAGAATTTGAGAAAACTTATGAAAATTTTGAAAATCCTCTAAAAGAAGATTATGAGGAAGAGGAGGAGGAGGAAGAGGATAATCCTAATTCTAATACTTCCAAAACTACTCCTGTTGATACTCCTAATACTTCCAAAACTACTCCTGTTACTACTCCTGCTACTTCTGTTACTCCTGCTACTCCTGTTACTCCTGATACTACTCCTGTTACTACTCCTGCTACTTCTGTTACTCCTGTTACTCCTGATACTACTCCTGTTACTACTCCTGCTACTTCTGTTACTCCTGCTACTCCTGTTACTCCTGATACTACTCCTGATATCGCTTCAAGGACTACATAAAGTTATAATAAAGCAGATGTTTTAATTAAAAACACAAAATCTGTTCAAAACGCAGGACAACTAATACAAAATACAAAAGCTGTTGATATAAATGAAATATCTATGCAAAATAAATCTGAAGAAAAAAAAACAGAAGAACCTATAAAATTCATAAAATCTTCACAGAATAAATAGAGAATAATCATAACAATATATATTATACATTTTTATCTATTTTTATTTACGCCTAATAATTTTTTAATTTTTGCTTTCTTGTTTTATATTTTACATATACAACATCTCTATTATACGCTCCTTTAAATATATTTTCATATTTTTTCTTTTGGTATTCCTCTTATAACATTTGTTATATATATTTTTAGTTTTCTTGTGTTAATCCATCTAACTTTTGTAATCTTGACTTTAACATACTAAAATAATTTTTAATACTATTTGTAAAATATAAAAAATAATATATATATATATATATATATGTCAATTCATACAATTGGAGATAGTCATTCAGGTAATGGTTGGACTGGAATAATACAGCATCATTTAGGACCAGTTTTATGTTATAGTTTTGGGAAAGAAAAATTAAATAGATGCGATATTCGCAACTTCAATATTAAAGATGGTGACACTATTGTTTTTTGTTTAGGTGAAATAGATTGTAGATGTCATATCAATAAACACATAACAGAAACAACAAGATATCAAGATATTATAAACAATATTGTTGATAATTATTTCGAAGCAATTGAATTAAATGTATCCATTTCACAAATTAAACTTAAAAATGTATGTGTTTATAATGTTGTCCCACCTATTCAAAAATATAATACTTCGGAAAATCCTGAATATCCATATTTGGGAACAGATGAAGAACGAAAACAATATACTTTATATTTTAACGAAAAATTAAAAGAAAAATGTATTGAAAAAGAATATATATTCTTTGATATTTATAATAATTATATAGATGAAAATGGATATTTAAGAAAAGATTTAAGTGATGGCATTGTTCATATTGGTAATGGTATTTATATAAGTAATTTTATAAAAGAAAATAATTTATAAAATAATCGACGTTTTTAATGTCTAAAGGTGTATAATAATAAAAATACTTATGAATAATTCCATATATTATTAAAATGGCAACACTAGAATATACTTCAGAAACAGAAGAGACAGAAGAGACAGAAGAGACAGAAGAAACAGAAGAGACAGAAGAGACAGAAGAAACAGAAGAAACAGAAGAGATAGAAGACACTGAAGACACTGAAGACACTGAAGAATTAGAAAATATAGATGATGTAGAAGAATATCATGATGATAATACTCTTTTATATACAAATCAATTAGAAGAGGTTATCAATAAAAATATTAATACATTATATAACAATAATAATTTTAATAAATTTCAAGACGAGTTAGATGATAAAAATAATAATATGATATATCTAATATTGAATAATAACAATAATCCAAGGCAAAGTTCTTTAAATCTTAAAAAACATCCTATAAATAAGAAAGTCTATAAATTTTATAATAGATATAATACTATTGAAAAAAAATTTTTTGATATTTTGCCAGAAAATGATAAGATAAATTTAGTTAATATAGAAGAAAGTGTTGATAACTGTCGTATTATTACCGAAGTTCCTATTCGTTTTAAGATACTCAATTCAGATATTAATATACGTACAAAAAAAAGTATACTAACTAAAATTGAAAGTTTTAATAAAATGAACAATAATTCATCCGAATATTATAAACTTAGTTCATGGTTATTAGCATTAAATAATATTCCTTTTAATAAATTTTATGAAATACCTATTAAAATTACAGACGGCAATGAATCTATATGTAAATTTTTAAATAATATAAGAGAACGTATGGACGAGACTGTATTTGGTCATAAAGATGCAAAAGAGCAAATAGTAAGAGTTTTAGCGCAATTAATATCATTTCCAAAAGCATCAGGATATATCATTGGAATACAAGGAAGTGCAGGTGTTGGAAAAACAAAACTTATAAAAGAAGGTATTTGTAATGCTCTAAATTATCCTAATGTTTTTATATCACTTAGTGGTACAGACGATTCATCTTTTCTTAAGGGTCATTCTTATACATATGAAGGTTCTACTTATGGTAAAATATGCGAATCATTAATGAAAACTGGAATAATGAATCCTCTAATATTATTTGACGAATTAGATAAAGTTTCTAATACATATAAAGGTCAAGAAATTATAAATACACTGATACATATTACAGACCCTGTTCAAAATGATAAATTTAATGACAGATATTTTGAAGAAATAGATATTGATATTTCTCGTTCTATGATTATATTTACATATAATGATGATACATTAATAAACCCTATTTTAAGAGATAGAATGATTGTAATAAATGTCAATGGATACAATTGTGAAGAAAAGATAGTTTTAGCGAGAGATTATATTATACCTGAAATATTAAAACAATATAATTTAAATAAGGGTGATATCATATTTACAAATGAATTATTAAAATATATCATAAATGATGTTGAAAATGAAGATGGTGTTCGTAATTTAAAAAGAGCGATTAATAATACTGTATCTTGGATTAATATGATGATATATGTTCCAATTGATTCTATTAAAATATCATTACCTTTTAATGTTACTAATATTTTCTATGATAAATATTGTAAAAAAAAGATTAATATTTCGTCTAATAAATATAATGCATTATATTTATAATATATTTATTTTTTATAATATATTTTATTTTTTATAATTATATTTATTAGAATATAATGTCATTGACAAATACAAATGATTTAAATACATTTTTATTTTTTGGTTGTTGGAATAATATTAATTGCAAAGAAGATAATTTCTTATATAGAGATATAGTATTATATTCTATTAAAGAATTAGAAAAACCAGTTGATACATTATATATCGCTGGTGATAACTGGTATAATTTTTTAATTGAAAACAACGAAGATTTAAAAAATATAATAAAAAAAGAAAATAATAAAATTAAAGATAATGAGTTAGTACATTATTTAACACCTGTATTAATATCAGGATATTATTTATTATACGATATGAAAAAAGATGTATATATTTGTGTTGGTAATCACGATGAGGTAAAAGATAGTCAGGATGATGACAGTACTGCAAATGGTAACTTAATATCTCCAAGAAAAGATGATTGTATGATAAAAACACAAAAATATTTTATGTCTAAGATAAAAAATAATAGTGACGAAGATAAGGTTTTATTGAATTATAATGCACAGATTCCTAAATTAGAAAACCCGGATGAGAACCCTATCTTTAAATTTATTTCAGAAGTTACTAGTGAAAATGAAGAATTGTATTTAGAAAATTTGGATAGTAAAATTGATATTAGAAGACATAATGATAAAAAAGAAAAAGAGATATTGCTATTTAGTGGCAGAGAGATTGGAATTAAATATTCTAAAAATTATATTATGATAATTATTAATACTAATAATTTAGATTTAGTTTATATTGCAAATATTAATCAAACTATAACAGATGAAAGAAGAAAAAATGACGATAAACAAATATTTGTTATGGGACATTTTCCTTTATTCTTTGTTAAAAATAACAGCACTACAAAAAAAGATGAATTACTACAAAACGTTGAAATTGCACAGAATATATTAGATGCTTTATATGAAACACTTGTAATAAATAATTGTATTTATCTGTGTGCTGATTGTCATAATTTCAACATAATGAAAATAAGTAAGAAAATAGACTTAACTGATTATTCTTTAATCCAAATAATGTCTGGAACAGGTGGTGCAGACCCTGATTTAGTTAATAAAGTAATACCAAACTATGATATGATTAAAAGAACGACATCTAACGATACTATTATACTTATGCGGTCAGAAACTCCAATTAATAATTATTTGATAGAATATAACACTATAAATTCATATGGATATTGTAAAATAATAGTTGATAAAGAGATAAGAGTAATATATAATAAACTAATAAGTGCTGAAAAAAATAAGGAATGGAAAAGTGTAAAGGATAAATCTAGTATTATTTTAGAAGATAAACTCAACTATCAGTATTGTATAAAAAATAATGATGTATTTTTTTATAAAGTATCCGGTGATATTGTATATAGCGCTTCTAAACAAAATTCTTCATTATCTGATATAAATAATACTGAAAAAATACAAAAAATAGCAAAAAGTTCAGTAGCATATATGAACTTATATTGTAGCGGCGACTATATGAAATTTAATCACGTTATAAAAAATAAAGATAATACGAAGGTATGTTTTAATAGAGCATACAAAATAAAGAAAAATAAAATAGGGAAAAAAAAGAAAGAAGATAAAACCAAAACCGAAACCGAAACTAAAACTGAAACTGAAACTGAAACTAAAACTAAAACTAAAACTGAAACTGAAACTAAAACTGAAACTAAAACTGAAACTAAAACTAAAACTGAAGATGATATAGAAGAAAGAAAAGAAAATAAGGAAAAGTAAATAAGGAAAAGAAAATAAGGAAAAGAAAATAAGGAAATGAAAATAAAACAGGAGATGTAAAAAATAAAAATGATATTATAATTTATAATATAATATTAGTATAAATATGTTATATAATTACATTATATTAGCTTCTTTAATAATAATTTCTATAATATGCATATCGTTTGCTATTTATTATATAATGTATTATTCCTTTAATAATTCGAATAATATTATTTATATGTCAGTACAAGAAACATCTAAATTTTTAAAAGACGATGAAGACAAATATGTAAGTAATTTTTCTGCTTTAGATTTATATGCTAGAAATGTTAATACTTCAAAAGATTATATAGAAATAATTCAAATGCGTTCATCTTCATTTACAGAAAGCGAGATTCAACTATTAAATAGATGTGCATTATCTGCTGATAATTTATTACATAATATAAAAATTAATGATATTGATTATGCTAAATACATTAATTTGAATGAATTAGCGAATGTTAAATGGGTTTTCTCTAAGACAAATTTAAAAACAGGTAAGGGTGAAATAAATTATGAAAATGGTTTGCCTCATACTAGAAAAAACGTAATATTTTTATCAAATTATGTTCTTACAAACGACGAGGATGAATTGATTAAAATATTAATTCACGAAAAAATACATGTATATCAGAGAAATAATGAAGATATATTTAAAAATATAATTGTAAAAATGGGATACATCGAATTAACCGACGAAATGATTAGTAATAATACTGAATTAATTAAACAAATTAAATACAAAAGGTCTAACCCTGATATAAATAAAAAACTTTATAAAAAAATATCGACAAATAAGATTTCTATATGTACTTATAAAAACGATACTCCTTCTGGAATAAATGATGTATCGGGTGATTATTACGAAGAACACCCTTATGAAGAAATAGCATATGAATTGTCCGAATATATTTACAAAAAAAATAAAATAGAAAAATATAAGAACATATAAGAACATATAAGAACATATAAGAAAATATATGAAAATATAAGAACAAACATGAGTTAAGAATATATAAAATAATATCTATATTAAGTATATAAATGGATGAAGTACTTAAGCAAGCGCCAGATGAAATGACATATGACGAAGTTGAACTAATTTTTAATAAAAATGATAAAAATATCTTAAATACTCTAATAGAATTATGGAAAGTTAAAGAAAATACTATTAAAAATGTTTCTGAAACACAGTGTAAATGGGATAGTATAAGAGAATTATGCGACGATTATGATAATGAAATGAAAAAAACGTTAGATAATGCAAGAAAAAATTCAACAATTAATGAAATTTAAGAATATTTAAGAATATTTAAGAATAATATTTATTCTAATAAATTTTTAATATGGTTAAGTTCTGTTTTATAATTATCAGATGGTGTTTCTAATATAATTATTGGGATTTTTTTTGTACTTAGATTTGATATAAAATTATTCATATTATCAACAGATATTTGTCCATCTAACATTACAGAATGACGATCCTTCAAGTCTCCTTTTTTCACTAAACTGTTATTTAGATGAATAACAATTACATCACTACTATTTTTTTTAAATAATATATTATATGCTTCTATTAATTCATAACCTAGTGCCCAAGTATGTGCTGTATCAAAACATATTCCCAAATACTTTTGTTGTTCTTTTGAAAAGTTATTATAAAAGTCAACAAAATCATTTAAATCTGTTAAAAGTTCGGTTCCTTGTCCCGCAGGAGTTTCAATGATTAATTTTGTTTTTAATTTTTTACTATCCATTTCTTTTATTATATATTTTATTGCATTTCTCATATTTTGTAAACCTTTTTCTTTTGATAATCCAACATGTTTTCCAACATGCAATACAATACCTTCTGCATTCATCATATCTGCAATTACCAATTGATTAATTAACAATTTAATCCAATAACAATCTTCTAATAACATAGTCCTCTTGCATTCTACAGGGTCTTTAGCAATATTTATAGTATATGGAGCATGTATTATAATTTTAAATTTTTCTTCTTTAAGATATTTTTGTACAAATGGTGCTATTTTAATATAAGTATCCATATTTGTTATAGTATTACTTCGAGGGTTAGACACAAATATTTGTAAAGCATTTCCACCATTATTTTTAATATTATTCATTGTTTCTATAATACCGCGCTCATCTCGTTTTATATGCGCACCTATGTATATTTTTCTTATCATACTTATACTATTAATATAGTTATAAATAATAATATAATACCTATATCAATTTTTGATACTTTTATTTGCATAAATAAAAAAGAATAATTTAGCAATTCTTTTAACTATTCTATAATAGTAGAATTACCATATCTAAGATAAATCATCTGAATAATAATCACTTTCATCGTCAGATAGTATATCACAATCATAATAATAATCGTCGCTTTTATAACTACAAGACGCATTATCTTCATCATACATATCTTCATATAAATATACTTCGTCATTATCTTCAGTATTTACATTGATATTTTTCTTATGATTATTGTAATATTCATACTTTTTATTTATATTTTTATAGTGAGTATTAATATCACAATTTTCTTCTTTAATTTTCTCTTTAAATTCATAATCTAGATAATCTCTATGTGCTGTAGTAAAGAAACTCTTGGGTGGATTTAATTTTTTATTAAAATTATCAACAATTATGTTCTTATACTCATTCTCTAAATTTTTTCTATCATAATTCTTGTTATCTCCGTAAAAATCAATATAGTTATTAATAACAGAGAACATTCTCTTAATTTTAATATTATCAATGCTATATTTACACACCATAAGATATTTTGTATAGGAATCATATAATTCCTTAATATAATAAATTTTATGAGATGTATCTGTTATATAATTATCATTATTTAAAATATTAGCAAACTCTACAAATGAATAATATTCCATATGTGTATTAATTATAATTTAGAATATAATAATTATTCTATCAATTTTTATTATTATATCATTTTTATCATCGGTTTATGTAATATTTATGTAACAGTATAAAATGTCATATTTTTAAAAAAAAAATATAAAAAATGACAGGGTAAATAAGGATATTTTGTCATCACTAAAGGACGTCTGGATATTCTGGATATCAAGATTAACAAATACTAGCGTATCTTTCATATCTTGTGTTGTAAATTTGTCAACAAAAACTTTTTCTAGATATATTAGAACTAATATAAAAAGAGATATGACGACTAATATTGTTACTGATACTAATGCCATTGCTAAAAGCAACGATGATGATTTGATAATGTGTAATTATCTTGTAGAACAAATGAAACTAGAAAAAAATCGCGATGCTCTTCGTAAATGTCATTTTGAATTTAACATTATAAGCAAAAAGTTTCCGCCTCAAAAAAATGAATATAAGTTTATATATGGTAAACTCGGTGAAAAAGCGTTAATTTCTATGTTCCAAAATATCGGAATTAACAGTTTAGATTTGGATATGCAGCATAAAATAGGGTCAGAATATAAAAATGATATTCAGATGAACAATACGAGGTTTTCTATAAAGGTTAAATTAAATGATAAGGGAGATGTTATAATGATTAATTGTAAGAGCAAAAAAGACCATAATTTGGATGATATTAACACTATAGTAGTTGTTATAAATAGCGGTTTAATTTATGTAATACCTAAAACATTTAATACGGATAATTATTTAAAAAGAGATGCTGGAAGTATCTCGTATAAAAGCAAGCTTTTTACTCATATAAAAAAGAATAATCCAGAATATATTTATAAATTTCCAGATCTACTTCAAGAAGAAATAGATAAGGTAAATGAAACAATTGAAGTTGACATATATAATCAAATATTTGATGAACATATCAAGCAATAAGTTTCTAGTGTTAAATCTACAATATAACTAATTACATCAACATTAACAGAATTTCCAAATTGTTTATATGCAACCTTATCATTATTATGAATAATGAAGTTTTCTGGAAAAGATTGTAATCTTGCACATTCTCTAGGTGTTATATATCTTTTTTCCCTTGCATATATAGGTGTTTGTACTATTGCAACTAATGTAGGAAAATAATTAGTTTTTTTAATTCTAATACCTGATTGTCTTAACTGAATAAAATAATTCCAAATACTATCATTAGTCTTTTTCTTACCCGCCTGCCATTCTAATTTTCCATTAATTTCTTTTTTTAATAATACTTCTTTATGTTTGATATACCATTCATCCCATTCTTCTTTATATTTATTATAAAGTCGCGAGTTTTTAGTAATATAGTCTTTTTTCCATACAGGCAACTTATTAAATTCTTCTTCTGAATATTTTCTATAAAATTCATTACATAATATCGTAGGACTTAATGATTCGTTTGTGTCAAATTTTTGTATCATTTCATCCCATATATTTAAAATATTTTCAATTTCCTTTGATATTTTATATTTAGATGTAAGTGTTTTATCAGTTTCTATGATTTTTTCAATATTAATAGGTATATTTGGTAATGTAAATTTAATAACCTTATCTTTATCATAAATTGATTCATTTATGCATACAAATATAACTCTTTCTCTCTGTTGAGGAATACCCAAGTTATGTGGCGATAATTCAAAAATAGTGTCTTCTTTATTAACATAATATCCTGTTTCATTTATTCTTTTAATTATATGATTGAATGTGTTGCCATTATCTATTTTTTTGATATGTTTAACATTTTCTAAAAACATAAACATTGGTTTTTTCTCATCTGCTATTCTTAATATATCTTCAAATAATGTTCCTCTAGGATCATTTAGATTTCCCTTTTTTCCAGCATTTGAATATGATTGACAAGGAAATCCAGCACATAATATATCAAAATCAGGTAGTTTCTTTTCATCAACTTTTTTTATATCTTTTTCTGGAGTGATACCATAATTTTCTTTATAAACATCTCTGCATTTTTCATCAATATCACATGCCATTACGCATTTATAATTATGCCTGATTAATGCTTGATGAAATCCACCAATGCCGCAAAATAAGTCTATAAACTTAAGTTCTTTACTTTGCATATTAATAATTTATATAATAAATAACTTATATAATAATCAATTTTTGTTTTTTATCTAGTGTAATATTTTTGCTATTATTTTATTAATTTGTTCATTTATCTTATCTATATCGACATTTTGCGAATGTTTATATTCTATATATAAAGTTTTAATATTTTCATTATCATATCTCATTATTAGAGATAATCGATTCGATATTTTATATTCTTTTATAGTATATTCGCATATATTATCAATATCATTAGTGCAGGGGAATGTGTAGTTAGGTTGTTTATCATGTTTTGATACAATTACTAAAATATCATTTATAATATCTAGTTGTTTTTTAATTTTTGTATATACGTATTGATTATCATTTGATAATTCATAAGTATATACCCTATCTTTATGAAAATATGATTTGTATTTTTCTACGCGATTTTTCTTATAAATATTATCTATTATTTTTTCTATCTTATCACATGTCATAACATTTATAGAGTTTTCATTTTTACTATTTATGAAATAAATTTCAATCAAATTAACATTATCATTTGAAATATAATTGTTAATATTTACTTTTGAAATCATTGTAAATTATAAAATATATATATATATCATTTTTTAGTATTTATATATAAAAAATTGATAGAACTATATAATTATATTTTAAATAAATTATGAATATAGATTATAAATTATATAATTTACAAGACGAAATCAACAAATATTCAAATAAAAATATAGATAGGGTAGAGGAACAATCAAATCAATATAATAAACACAAGGTTCGCGATGATTTTTGTAATATATTACAAAAAAATCTTTATATTTCTTCTCTAGAAGCAGCAGATTTAGAAATTGGTGTTTTTAATTGTACGATTGACCATTGTATTTCTAACAAGATACAATTATCGTGGAAATGTCAATTATTTATAGATACATATATTAATATTGCACGAAGTATTTATTCAAACCTTAAATCAAATAGTTATATTGGAAACGTAGATTTATTAAAAAGAATGGTTGAATATAAAGAATTTAATCCGCATATGCTTCCTTATATGCAATGTCATAATATATTTCCCGAAAGATGGAAAAGTATTATTGATAAAAATAATTTGCGCCTTAAAGAAGCGTACGAATTTAATATTGTTGCAATGTCTGATATGATTACATGTATGAGATGTAAAAGCAAAAAAGTAAGTTATTATGAATTACAAACTAGGTCAGGAGATGAAGCATCTACTCTATTTATGGAATGTTTAATTTGTGGTAAAAAATGGAAACAATAAGAGATATCACACTTCAATTCACTCTTTATTCACAAATCAATATCTAATATATAATCAAAACATTCTGTTATTATATAATATGCGATGCCTATATACACTTTGTTTTCATCATTATCAACCAATTCAATTATATTATTATAATATCTCTTATTTAACACGAAATGTAGTATGGCATTTTGTATTCCATAATTATATATTATTTCTTCAATATCTTTTTTTTCATATATAGGCAACATAATATGGTCTAAAATATATTTGTTTGTATTATTAATTAAAAATATTCTATCTTCATATTTAATATTGCTGATTTTACTATATATACAATCTGCGATTAAATTATTTGGATTTTTCAATATAATTTTATATTTGTTTGGCATTTTATTAATATATAATTCATTTTTTTATATATAAATAATAATTCATTTTTATATATTATTTTTTACTTTTTGTTTCACCAACAGTGTCTAAAGATATCAATATTATAGATATGCAACCTAACATTATACCAAAGATACTGCGATATGATAGTTTAATATTTTTTTCATAATATATTACAAATAATAATATAAATATTATTTCGAGAGCAACGAATACTCTAAAATATGCAGGATTAGGACATGATTTTATTATATAATATCCAAGCAATATTACAAAAAATAATATAATAGAATATATATAATATTTAGATTTGCTAATTTCACTTGAAATATAATTTATCTTATTAAATGATATAATATATAATATACTCAATATACCAACTATTATATTTGTAATAATAGGAAATACATTACTTGGTGTATCATCATAACGTAAAAATAAAATTAAACCTGCAACTATTATACTATGTATTACTGATAAATATATCCATTCCATTTTATATACTATATATACTACATAAATTGAAATATATTATTATTTTCTATAATACTTGTAAATTGTGTAATAGTATAATAATATATAGTACAGCATTATACTATGTAAAAGAGATAAAGAAATCCATTGAACAGTTGATAAATAAATACCCTCCATTTTATTACTAATTCTACATATACGTATATATTATATAAAATGTACGTATAAATAAAATATTGCAAAATTCAATAAATAAAACACTTCATATAAAAATATATTGTCGCTACATTCCTTCAAAAGAACTACAAATAAGATAATTTGTATAAATAATAATATTATTATGATATAACATGTTTTATTATTATTACATATTATACACATAAAAAGCAGTATTGATAGAAATGCTGTAAATGAAAATATATAATGAAATATATGCCCTTCGCTAAAATATATTAGACCATATATAGATAATAATAATATACTTATTGTTATTAGAGAATATATATTATTTCTTTTGTGCTCATAAAGTATTATTGCAATACCCATAAGTAACATGAAAAATAATATTATATTTTTGTTTTTTTCGTTAGATATTATACTTGATATTGTATTATTATTATCATAACAATTAAATGTATAAATTATAGGAAAAAAATATATTATTAATGCTGTAACTAATAAAAAATTTTTACTAACCATTTAATATAATATTAATAATAATAAAATAATAAAAATTGATTTAAGATTTTAAAATATTAATTATATAACAGAATGGTTCTCGCAAATAGCAATAATATTAAACAGACTTTAAATATTACATCAGACATTTATAATATTATTATGAAAAACAGAGTTATTATTAATAAATATAATCAACAACATTTTGATAATACTACTTATTATAGAACTCTTTATAAAAATAAGAGTTTTGAAGATGTAATCCGTCAAAATACTAGAAAACAACAATTCTTCTGTACCAACTTTTGTGGGGGAAATATTAATGATTGTACTTGTTTACATAGAACTCTATGAATATAGTAATATAATATATATTACTTGTTTGCTTTCTTGTTTGCTTTCTTATATCTTTAATTTTTTATGTACAGTCTCTATAGCACCTTCAATCCACGCTTGTCTATCGCTATATGTTTCTCCTAAAATGTATATATTTTTAGAAATAAAAATATCATCCATATTTTCTTGTATTTTTTTTGAATCAATTCCTACTTTCCATAGGTGATCTCCTGCTTCCCAATAATGCATAGTAATCCATTCGGGGTCCTTTATGTTTTTATCTGGAAACATTTCATTTAATATTTTTGTAAGATATTTCATAACATCTTTTTCGTTTTTAAAATTATTCCAAAAATCTGCATTATAACTATCGCTGTAACTCACTTGTATTAATCCACTTTCATAATCTATAGGTATAATAAATTGTATTTTATTTTGCGCAAGTACTTTTGGCATATTCTTAAACCATACATCTTTATATTTAGCATATATACGTAATAAAGTCCCATCGACAACTGAATTAAATAGGTAATCGTATTTTTTAAAGAAAGCAATATCCATATAATCCTTCCTTTTTATAGTAAGATAGAGTTTTGAATAATTATAAGTGGTACCATTAACAATAATATATTTTTTGTCATCAAATACATCTTCTAAAGTAGAAGATAATTTTATATTAACTCCTTCTCTTTTAATATGTTCGTATAATACATCACATAGTATTTGTATTCCATCTCGCAATACATAGAATTCCTTATTTTTTACATCAAAGTCTTTTCGTAATGTTAGCAATCCGTTATATGCATTCATATCATACATTTCAGCAACATATCCTAAAGATACTTTTAATAACTCTACTTCGTTCGTAGGTAATATTAAGGAGAAATAATTATGTAGATTATAATTGTTCAGGTTATATTTATTTGTATTTATCTTTTTTTCAATAGCATATTTCCATAAATAATCTAGACTTTTATATTGCGATTTATAATGTTTCAATAATTGCTGCTCATTCATTAATTTGCCATCAACAAAATAATTGTTATTTTTATTAATATTTATAATTTGTTCTTGTAAATTAAAATCTTTTATTAGTTTCATAACATATTTGTGTTTCTTTCCTAATCTTCCAGCACCTGTAGAATATTTATATCCACTATTTTCGTGAGTATAAATACGACCTCCTATTCTATCTGACTTTTCAAAAATAATAATATCAGACGCTTTAATGTCTTGCGATAATAGTTTATATGCCAAATATAATCCTGTTATACCTGCTCCTATTATCAAATGTTTCATTATATCTTTTAATATATTATTCTAAAATTAAAAATGAGTACATAATTTTATTTTTCTTAAACTTTTATAAACTTTTTGAAATTTCTAAATTTTTTTTAATTATGTACTCATTTTTAAAAATTATCTTAAATTTATTCATTATCTAGAATATATTAACGCTACAACATTTCTTCTCATTTTCCTTTCGTAATTTTCGTCAATTTCTACCAATTTATTATCAGTGCTTCTAATATCATCGTACTCGTATGTTTTCCTATCTTTTTTAATAATTGTAGTATAATGACCTGAATGTATTGTTAAACCCTTATGTAATATTATAGAACGCAATTTCAACTCTTTTTTGTCACCTTTTATATTTATGGTATTAGGATAAATTATTTTAGTATTTAATTTGCCTTCTTCTCTTCCAGAATTACGGTATAATTCAATTATTAATACCCCATTAGTTTTTGTAATTTCATAAGTTTTTTCATAAAATTTAACAAGTTTACCATTTGAATTTCTATAATAATTATTAGCGTCTAATTCATATTTATCAATTCGTGTAGGTATTAAAGATGATATATCGAGAGTATCAACCCCCATTAGATAATAAGATGATATTTCAAATATCATGTTTTTAATGTATTTATTTGTACCATCTTTAACTTTGACATTAGTTTTAAAATTAAATATTTTATCTAGAAAGGTTATTAATTCAAATACATCTATTTGTTCTGTAAGCCAATTATCAGAATTATTAGAATTATCAAAAAATATTCTATTATTTACATTATCTTTTACAAGTTCATTATAGTATTTATCTAAATACTTTCTTATAAAAAAACAATTCTTATTTTGTATATCCTCGTTTTTATTTATATAATTATATATTTTGTGCATTTCAGTCTGTATTTTTGATGCATATCTACTTTCTAATATATTTCTAAAAAATGTATTATAAATTACTCTATTTTTAAAATGAAATAATGCTACCATAAGACTATCAATATAGCAACTATTATGTTCATTGCTAATGTTAATATTATATTTTTTTTTTAAAATTTGTTTTCCAATCTTGCCATTAATACTAACACATCTATTAGTAGGAGGATTTAATACCTTTAATGGAGGACAATCTTTCATATTATCTATTATGTTAATATATAAATAATTAAGAATTTATATATTAAAGCGATGTTTTATAAAAACGAAGAAGGATATATAGTATTATTAAAAGATGCTCTTAAAGGAGAAACAAAAAATACTAGAAATGGAGAAGTATTATCACAATTTGGACATATGATTGAATTTGATAATATATCTAAATCATTTCCTTTAATCACTACAAAAAAAGTTTTTTTTAGAGGAATAGTAGAAGAACTATTATGGTTTCTTAGAGGTTCTACTAATGCAAATGAATTGAAAGAAAAAAAAGTAAATATATGGAATGGGAATTCTTCTAGAGGATATTTAGATAGCATTGGATTAAGTAATTATACAGAGGGGGAATTAGGACCAGTTTATGGTTGGCAGTGGCGTAAATTTGGCAAACAATATATAGCATCTAAAGAACAAAAAGAAACTTGTGATATTGATAATAATTTTAATTTTATAGAAAAACCAGATTATATCAATAGAGGATATGATCAACTTAAATTTGTATTAACAGAATTATTAAAAGATAATAATAGCAGACGTGCAGTATTATCAGCGTGGAATCCGTGTGATTTAAATAAAATGGCACTACCTCCGTGTCATATTTTATACATATTTAATAAGACAAATGAAGGATTATGTTGTCATTTAACATTGAGAAGTTCAGATTTATTCTTAGGACTACCATTTAATATTGCAAGTTGTGCCTTATTAACTATTATAATAGCTCACGTATTACACATTAATGCCTCAAAAATATGCTTGTCTATATGTGATGCTCATATATATATTGAGCATATAGAACAGGTAAAAAAACAAATTGAGTTAGAGATATATAATCCACCAAAAGTAGTTATTAATAAATCTCCTCCACACATAGATAGTTCTATAGAAGAAAAAATAGAATGGATAGAACAATTATCATATGAAGATTTTGAATTAATTAATTATAAATCTCATGATAGATTAAATGCATTAATGAAATAGTTATTTTATTTACAAATTCCCGGTAAATAATTGGCAAAGAAATAGTATAGCAGATAGAATGGTCCTAAAACAAACGCAATTATTGTAAACATAAATCGCGAAGTATCTCCATTTTGAGCACTGCAACTGTATGATAAATATGCTGCATATAAACTTAATAATATAGATAATATCTGTACGAATAATAACTCTATCATTATCTAATTATAGAGCAGATATATTTTATTATGCTTGACATATCGCCTTCCATTTATGAAATTTTTCATCATATGTGCATATAAATTTAATAAATGTCATTGCGTTTTTATCTCTAAATGCAGTTCTTAATAATTTACTATCCTTCATTGTTTGAACCAATGCAATTCCCATAGGTTTATCATTTGTGTTTTCACTTTCATATATATTATAAATATCAGGTTCTAGCGTCTTCATCAAATATAATATTTTATTCCCATTTTTATCTAATATATCTGTATTGGATGTATTAGCATTATCATTTGTTAATTCGCATATATTATTACACATATTATTAGTTGATGTATTGAAAATTTCTAGAGGAGCAATTGATGTTGAAATAATATTTTTATTTTCTTCCACATCTATAGTTTTAAATTCAGTTATATCTTTTGTTTTTCTTATAACATCAATAACACTTGTATCGTCGAAATTATATAATTTAGGTTTATATTTTAAATCATAAGGCCACATATAAATACCTCTACACGTATAATTTAGGTTATTAGAAAGTTTATGAAGTTCCTCGATAGATTCTTTATACATATTATAATAACATTTAACCTTATAATTACATACATCAATCGTGCTATCGGGTGTATATTGTTTTTCTAGTAAATTATATATAATTTCCAATCTTTGCGGAAGTGTCTTATTATTTAAATATTTACCTTCGTAACATATAATATCATTTATTAAGAAAGTCCAAGACGCGTCTTTGCATTTAACTAATTCTCCATCGAGAAGAGTATTTTTAAATAATTTTTTATCAAAGAGCCCTCTTCCAAATATAATTCGTGGTCTCTGATAACCAGGGTGTATTTTTTTGTCTATATAATACATCGTCTCAACATCCTTATATAGCGTAAAATAAAGATAATATCTATTACCATTTGAACGTAAATTCATCATATGATTTGTGGTTACAACATTAACATTTGAACTATCTAAATTATGATGATGTCTTTGCAAAATTTTAATTTTGTACAGTGTATTTAAATCGTCTAAGATACAATCTTTGTGTTCATTACTTTTAATGTTCAAAGCGATTCTATTTGAAAAACTAATTATACCCTGCATTTTAATTACTATTATAATTATAAATATATATCATTTTTTTAAATATATATTACAAATAAAAAATATATAATACAGAAATATATATTATACTATACTGCAATTATTTTGATAGTAGTTTTATACATTTTTAAAATAATTTCTAATAACAATTCTCTATCATAATCTATAATATATCTATCACCATAGATCATTTTATAGACATCTCTTGCACTAAATATGTTATTACTACTAAATATTTCATGTATTTTCTCAATTTTTAAATAAGAAATAATATTGCGAATATGATTTTTTAGAGCAAAGAATGCTGTTTTATATCTATCTTTAATTTCATTTGAATGTTCTTCGACATTCTTATGAAAATATTTTAAACCCATTATTTTTTTATGCATACTTCTGTCAACATACATCTTCCTTTTAATTAACAATGCATTTATTCCATCATGAGATTTATAATTAATTAATTCTTCATTCGAATTTATAGAAACAACAACCTGTATATCATAATATATAGATTTAGAATAATCTACAATAAGTAATTGTATATCCTTAGGCATCTCATGTAAATAGTTTTCTGTAAAAACCATTCCTTGTATAAAATTTTAAATAAATTATTTACTATTCAATGCGTATAAGTAAAAAATATATTAAGATTATTAATCAATTTTTATAATATTACAAATACCATTACGATTTAGAACACGTTAGAGAATACCTTGTTGAATTCGTGATAGATTGCTCCTTCTATTGCTCTATCGCGGTCTATTATAAATTCGATATAATCTGTATATACACAAACAATATCTTCATTCGTGATAAACATATAGGCGATATAGATTAGAATAAATGATACTGTAAAAACTATATCATCTGTTGTTATTTTGCGATTGATTAAGAAAACTAATGGAATTATTTTACCAAGTATATTAATGATAATATAATAAGTTAAAAGAGAACGTTCGTTCAATCGCGGTATGATGATATAAAGAGTATATACAAAGAATGATAACGCAATACTAATTAGTATTATAGGATTATATGAAAAGATTCCGAGAAAATATAAGATGGTATAAAAAAATATCCATATAGAAAGGAATTTATCAACAGTAATTATACGCTCTTCCATTTCATTAACTCTTATCTCTATTTTCTACAATATTATTTTATATAAAACTATATAATTATATCACTACTATATAATATAAATATGTTTGATAATCTACTATATATTTTTTCTAAAGAAAACGAAATAATTAATAATTATATTACTGATACAGAAAGTATTAGAGAAGTTAAAAAATTAAAACAAGAATTAATTAAAAAAAATGCTGAAATTAAATTGCTGCAAAGAAGATACAATAAATTATTAAATAATTGTATTCAAATTGAATTAAATAAAAAAGTAAAAAGCGAACATCGCAAAATTGCGCAAACAAATAATGTAGCTTGCGAAACTGATATACTATCTGAAGTGTCAGATATTTCATATGCATCTGACAATGTAATGGAAGAATATGAACAGATATAGAATTATAATAAAATAATACTATAGCATTTTACTAATACAAATATATGAATATATGAATATATGAATATATAAATATATGAATTGATAAGAATATATGCAAGAATTAATAAACTTATACGATGAATGGTTTAATAATAAAGATTGGTGGTTTTCTAAAAATAATAAAATAGATGTTTATTTATGCGATAAATATTATAAATATATAGAAATATCATATGATATTTATGATGAATATTGTAAAGATATTAATAATCACACAAATAAAGTAATAATAGCATGTATTATATTATTAGACCAAATTACAAGACATTATAAGCGTGTATATGATGATACATTAGATATTATGGAATATACTAAAAAAGCGGTAAATATTTCAAATATATTGTTATATCGTAATGATTATACTAGGTTTTCAATAGATGAACTAAGTTTTATATATTTGCCATATAGACACATGAAAGATATCGATAAAATTTATGAGATTACAAATAACTATATACTTCTATATAATCAAAGTAACAATGAAGATAAAATAAAATGCAGAAGATATATTCACGCAACTCTTAACAATATTTATAAGGATATTAATATGTTATCAATGAAAAATACAATAGCAGTTAAGAATTGGAAAGATATAAATAAAAAAATTTTAGATCCTAAATCGTTTAAAACAAATTATATATCTTCTCTTAATAACATTATTTACAACAATATGTTAGAACAAATTGAAAATATTAAAGATGATTCTACAATAATAATATCATTGTCTGGTGGTGTAGATAGTATGGTAAGTATGCATATCTGTAAATATATTAAAGATGTTAATAATAGTAAAAAAATTAAAAATATTATTGCAGTTCATATAAATTATAATAATCGCAACACATCAACAGATGAATTAAATTTCGTAAATTATTATTGTAATAAATTGGGTATAAAATTATATTTTAGAACTATAAATGAAATAAAAAGAATTGATTGTTTGCACAATGGTTTAAGAGATTTATATGAAGAAATAACAAAAAATATAAGATATGATATGTATAGACAGAATATTAAAAATGATAGAACCTATGTTTTACTAGGACATAATAAGGATGATTGTTTTGAAAATATTTTAACTAATATATCTAATAAAAGTAACTATGATAATTTATCTGGTATGCAAATATTAAAAGAAATTGAAGAAATTATGATGTGGCGTCCATTTCTTAACATAGAAAAAAAGTATATTATTGAATATGCAATTACAAATAAAATTCCATATCTTTATGATAGTACACCCGAATGGTCTGTAAGAGGTAAAATTAGAGATAAGATAAAACCTGCTTTTCTAAAATTAAAAAATAATGAAGACATAGAAGAAGATAGTATAATAGATGCCTTCTTTGATTTAAAAGAATATATTTCAAATACGCAAAATATTTTTAACGAATTAATAATAAATAATTTAACTTCTAAATTAGATTATAATAATATTAATAAAGAATACACTGGAGTTTATAACAAAAAAGAATTGCAATCTTTAAAATACTTACCTATCTGCGAACTATTTTTCAAAAAAATAAAAGTAAAATGCTCATATAAAGCCCTTAAAGATTTTTCAAAATATATATCTAATTACAAAGACCGCTCATTTGTATTGAGCAAAACATGTATAATAAATATAAAAACTGATAATATTTATAATAATTGTATTATAATAATTAGAATATGATTGGATACTTTTATTTTATAAAAGATAAATACAATAAAGTTTTAAATGTAAATGACAAAAAAGAAATAGAACTAAATGAAATAAAAATTATTAGCGAAGAAAATGAGAATTTACTTGATAAAAAGAAGAATAAAGTTATTGATATACGTGTAATATATAAAAAACTATTGAACTATATATTTTAAGTGCTATTCGTATATAGATTGTAATATAGCGGTATCTTTCCGTCAAAGGGATGATATAAACTGCGAAACTGATTTATAATCGATGAAATAGTGTTTATTCTGTTATTTTTTATTTCAAAAATTTTATATTTGAAAATATCATATGTATCGTTTATATGAATAGGATTGAAATAATTATTATTTTTAATTAATATATTAGATTTTACAAATGGAATAGAAGAAAATGCAATTGTTACTGATAGTATAGAAAGAATAGTAATAATAACACTAGTATATCTAACCATTTAAATTATTTAATTATATATATACTATAATCTTTATATTACTTCATATATCTTTTCTGTTAGTGTAATTTATTTTTCATGTTCTCTTTCTGATAATTTGAGTGATTTATTATCTAGTAATGCATAAACAGGTATATTTGCAATTGGTAGGTCTGATTTTTGTTTTTTTAAAGAGTAATCATATATTTGATCATTTTCTTCTCCTTTTGCATTCTGTTCATATATTTTTGACGTGTATACTTGCTCTAATTCTTTATCAAATCTATTATTTTTTAGATAAGGTCTTATTAATTCAACATCAAAACTTTCGTTATCTGTTTTGTAAGATTTATCATATAATAATATAGTATCCTTATTTGTACATTCAATATCATTTTTATTTCTTATAACTTTATAATCTTCTTCGTATAAATTCACAAGTTTTGGGGGCGCAACATCATTGCCTCTATTAGAATCTAATCTTTTATTTATTAATGCGGGAGTTGTATGTGATTCATTTTTTCGACTATTTATATCAGAAACTAGATTATTTGCATAAGATTTACTATTAGAAAGTAATAATTGATTATTCATATAAGTGTTATAGTAATATTTAGCATAATATCCAACTGCTAATAAGAGTAATACTATTAATATTATCCATAATATATCTTCAAAATAATTGTATTCATCTTCTTTTTTCATAATATACTTTGCTTTCCTTTATTACTATATTACATTAATATTTTAATCATCGTCATTAATAAACATTAGTTTTTTTATTTTTTTACTTTCATCTGTACATTCATTTTCAAAATTTTCTTTTACACATTCTATTTTTTCATTGTCTTGATAATAAGAAACCTTATATTTATTATTATTATAAAATTTTAATCTTGTATTATTTTTTCTATGAAAAACTGAAAATTCGTCAGCAATATCTATACATAATGGAATATATTTCCTATTTTCTGGTCTTTCTCTGAGAATTCTTCCAATAGATTGTTGAATATCTGAAATAGGAGATGCCATAATCAATGTATTTAAAGAAGGAACATTAAACCCTTCTGATGCTAACTGAAATGTTGCCAAAATAATTTGTTTTTCTGAAGAAATATTTAATTGTTCTTGTTTCATTCCACCGACATAATATCCATAATCTTTATTTGCAATATTATGTTCTATAATAAGGTCTTCAATAGACTTTAATTGAGCTCTTCTTTCACTTAAAATTAATACCCTTCTATCTGGTTCCTCTTTCAATATATTAATCAATATAGATATAATATATTCAGTTCGAGGATTAAATGAGCATATATTATTAATCATCGCGGCAATATTTTCTTTACCATTCCACATTTTCTTAACAATTGAGTATTCAATATTAGGGACATAATATTTATGAATATTTACATCAACATCAGTATATTCTTTATTTTTAATTGAATACACTGAACATCCAATATAGTATTCGAAAACTTTGCGCATTCCGTCTTTACGATTTAAAGTAGCAGATAAACCGAGAATGATAGGAGTATTAAGTTTTTTAAATGCTCTGCAAAAAACTTGTGCACCTGTATGATGAACCTCGTCTATAATAACAAAACCGATATCTTCAAAAATTTTAACATCATAATCTCTCATTGCGAGAGATTGTAAAGATGCAATAATAAAATCTTTATTTTCTGTATCTACTTTGTTCTGCTTTATAATTCCTATTTTTGCTGCAGGTGCAAATTCTTTAACTGTATCTATAAATTGTTGATTTAAAAAGTCTTTGTGACTAATAAACATCGTCTTTTTTTTTATTTGACATGCAATATATAAACTCATAATAGTTTTGCCAAAACCACAAGGAACAGAAATAATACCTCCCATTTTTAAAGGATTGTATGCAGCTTCTAGAAAGTTTTTAACAGGTTCTACTTGTGTTTCTCTTAATTTACCAATAAAACCAACTGAAATATCTGCTCCACCTGTTAATTTGCAAATCTTAGGAAGACCAAAATTTGTTAAACCATAATATCTAGGTATATATATTCTATTTTCAGTTTCTCTATATAATTCAAATATAGGATCTGGTTCATTATTTTTTATACCCATATCAAAATTTACTTGCGGTTTCATAGTTAGTTCTTTCTTAATTTTTTCAATTTGCTTTGCATCCAAAGATGTTTTAGAAATACTATATCCATTTATCGATAACATATAATTTATTATTAGTATACATATTATAATACATATCATTTTTTTATATGAATTATAATAGAATATAAATATAAATGATTCTTAACTCTTTAAGATTATTAGCATTTATTATTTTATTTGCAATAATAATTATTAAAGATATACCTTTTAAAAAAATATTTAAAGATGCAATGATCCAATTATATATTGCTATTTTTTGTATAGCGGTTTTAATTATAGTAGATAATATAACAGGTTTTATATTAACTTTAGGTGTTCTTATAATATATTTTAGAGTTTATAGTGAAGAAATAAAGAAAAAAAATGAATTAGAAAAAAATAATGAAAGTTCTCCTAACAAACACGATAAACCTGATAATAATTATCAAAAAGAACAAATAGAACAAATAGAACAAATAGAACACAAAGAACATAAAGAACACAAAGAACATAAAGAACATAATAACACATGCGATAAATGTACATTAGATATTCCTAAGAAAAAAAATATATTTAATGAAAAAGATAATGATAGTGGATATGTCCCATATATTTCTGAAGAACATTTATTAGCAGCTCAAACAAATATAATAGACACTAACTATCATTTAAATATTGATACTGAAGACTTGCATAAACTTGAAATTAAAAGAGGACCGTTATATAAAATTCAAGGACTTCCTGATATTAATGATTTAAACGGAGAAATTAATCATATTAGAGGATATGATATTTCTAATGAATATCTAGGTAGTTTATCATATGATATTTTATAATTTACACTATATTTCTTTTATTTGGAGGAACATATGTAATATTTAAGAATTTAAATATATCTTCTTCAGAATTAATTATATTGCTCGTATCTATAATCTTTTTATCTTTTCCTTTTAGTCCATATTCTGATAATGAATAACCTTTTTCCAATGCTATTTTTCTCATATAAATATTAAAAGTATACGAACCTGTAAAATATAACAATGCAAAATAATAGTAAGAAGGATCCGCTATTAATATATCTATTCTTCTGGCCGGTAATTCAGGAGACAATTTACACAATCCCATAAATTTGCTTTTTCCACTCGCTAAAGTCTCTATAATATATCCAGAATCAACCAGATTAGTTATCATTTTTTTTAAATTTAAATCATCACTATTTTTGATTAGAATATCAATATCTCCCATATCTTTATTTTTTCTTCTATAACTACCAACTAATTCAAACTCAATATTATCATTTGTTTTTTTAAATATTTTATCAATAATTTTATAATGTTTTTTTCCTTCACTCATAGGAATACGCAATTCCATATCTTTATAATAATCTAAACCTATTTTTTGCTTATCATTTAATAATTCATCTCTTCTTTCGTATAATTCTTCAAATGAACTAATTTTATCCATAAGTTCATTAATTTTTACGGGACCAACTCCGTATAATTTACCCAATTGTTTTTGTAAAGAAAATCGCGGATCCTTTAAAGCACTTTCTACAGCACTCATTTTTCCTGTTTCAATTAATTCTTTTATTTTCGTAGCAATTTTATCACCTATACCGTTTATATTTTTGATATCATCAGTATTGCTTATAGCACCTTCTGTTAATTCTATAGAATCAATTACCTTATTGTATGCTCTCATTTTAAAAGGTTCTTTGTTTAATTTTTCGTAATCTGATAATATCTTTAAATTATCAATAATAAGTTGTTTATAATTATTATACGTTTTCCCTTTTGTTTTATCAGTATTCGTTACATCTTCGCTTTTTGTTTTTTTAGGAGGCATCCCACCCTTTGCGTCCTCAGTGTCCTTTGTGTCCTTAGTGTTCATTCTATTATATCTAATAGATTTATTAGTTTTTATTTGTTTTGGATGTAAATGTTTGAAAATATCTATGTCTAATAAAATAGTAGATATGGTATCATTTTTATATATTTTTTTGCATTTTTTTATAATTATTTTCTTATTATAATTATATATATTATTTAATTCACCTCTTGTTGTTATTATACTTTTTAAGTTACTATATTGCAATGCTAATTTCTTAATATTTTTATCATATTCTTCCTTGCTTATTTTATTTTCTATATTTTGTATAACAATACTTAATAAGGTATTAAAATATACAGAAAAGATATAAGATATTATGTTATTTAAATATGTTTTATTAAAATTTGTACTATTGGTATAATTTTTAGAATTTAATAATTGTTTAAAATATTCTTCAATAATGTTATTATTTATTGCTGAAAAAATATTTATTTCTAAATTATCGTATTTTGTAATATTTATAGGTAATACTAAATAATAATTATCTAACCTTCTATCAGTAAATTTCAACTTATTTATATTTGTTTCCATAATAAATTTGTTAGTTAACAAAATATTTTTTTCTATATTTGGATTTTCTGTAAGACCTAAAATATTCAAATGTGTATAAGAAGAATACGCTTTTATAGAAAAAATTATATATAAATTATATTTTAATATCATCTCATTAAAATCTGTTTGAATTATTATCAAATCGCTAATGATTTTATCTATATTTTTTTTCTCTAAAATTTTAAAAAATTTTTTAATATACGTATTATGTCTTATAATATATTCATTATGATATTTAATACTTAGATTAAGAAATTTTTTATAATCTTTAGCGGCATTGATAGAACATAATAAGTTATTTATTGTATATAATTCATAATGCTTTGCAATATTATTAAAACTATAAGGATCACTATCATCTTCTGCATTATAATTTTTATTTTTTATAAGATTTTCGAGTTTGTTTTTAGCATTTGAATGAAGTAAAATAGGATGAATATTAATATCATAATGTGTTTTAAATGCAGTTAATAATTTTACAACTGCGTTTAAAGACATATTTATATAAGTTTCTAATATTTTCTTATCGCCGTTATTTTTTTGAATACAAGATATATTTTTACCATATTCCGTTTTTTTAATAAATACTAAATCAGTAATACTAGAAACATAATTCTTATCACTTAATAATATTAACAAATTGTTGAAATAACTATCTGGGTTGGAATTATTAGATATATTTAAATAAGCATGATTATTCCTAGTCGTACTAATATTATAAGCACTGCATATATTTAAATCTTCTAAAACTGCTGATTTATCAAAGATATCTTTGCTATATTCTTTGGATTCTCTTGATTCTCTTGATTCTCTTGGTTCTCTTGATTCTCTTGGTTCTCTTGATTCTCTGGATTCTTCGGGTTCTCTTGATTCTCTTGATTCTATTGATTCTCTCTTTTCTTTTGTTTTTTCGGGTTTACTGTATACACCATAGTTTATATTTTCATCTACTTCGTGAATATCGTCAAATTTTGTTTTTTTATCAGTATTATATTTTTTTTTTTGACTAGGTATTATTGGTATATTTATACCATTTGATTGATAAGACATATTTGTTATATTTTTTAAAATACGTGGTGCTAAATTCGTACTTCTTGTATTTTCTATATTACTATTGCTTTTTCCACCGCCTTCTTTTAAATATATACTCGCATCTTTGCTTTCGCTTGTAATTCCATAAGTATGAGAAGACCTTCTTTTTTTAGAATTATAACATTCTAAAGTAATGTGAGGTATTCCATAATAATTTCTGTTATTATTAATATTACTTATAGAACCATCATACTCTCCAAAATCTTTACATTTATTAGGCTCCGTATCAAATGATATATTATGAGGTGTTAAACGCATACTAAAATGAAAAGGAAGCATAATCTCTTTATCAGTACCTTTTTCAATTAAATAAAATTCAATAACAAACATAGATGTTTTATTTAAATTAATTTTCATTTTTAATACAGGTAATAATTCTCTTACAAGTTCTTGTATGTTTTCAAAATTATTAGAATTTATTATATGCAGTCTTTCATTTTTTATAAATTCATTCCTATCTTTATCATCTGTATAACCACAATTATATCCTGCTATTAATAAATCCTTTAAAAATCCTGCTTTTTCTTCTGATGTAAAATAATCATTATTATTAACCATATTAAATTTATCATAAGTGCTCTTTTGAGAAGAATATATAACAGAAGAAATACAAATTAACATATTTTTAATTTTCATAGAATGACTTATAAAATCCGCGTTATTATAATGATTAAATAATGCTGTATTATTAATAGTTCCTTGTGCCATTCTATTATTTTAAATATATATTAGTTTCTCAATATATATTTATAATCTGTTGTAATAAAACCATTAAATGATGAACTTGCTGCAGTTGTATATGCACCAAAATTTTCTACATATACCCATTCGCCAACTACTAATTCAGGAAGCATTATCTCATTTGCTATTAAATCCATGCTATCGCAAGTAGGACCAAATATTTTACTTTTATATAATACTTTTTCATTACGTTCGTTAAAAGGTTGTATTATAGGATTATTATGGTCAAAATATATACAATTAAATGACCCATATACACCATCATTTAGATAGTATATAATAATCTCCTCCAATTTTCCAGTATCTTTGTTAATATATTGTTCGCGTTTTTTACCAATTACATTTAATACTAATATGTGTGATTTTTCTACAAAATATCTCCCAGGTTCTGCTATAAACTTTATAACATCTTCATCTATCTCTTTACTAAAAAAATCTCTTTGTGCTTTATTTATAGTTTCTGCTATTTGCTCTATATTTATATTATTATCGGAATAAATACCAGGAAAACCACCGCCAATATCGATTATATTAATATTTATATTATTATTAACTGCAATATCATATGCTTCTCTACACGCTTTGATTGCATTATAATAATTATCTAAACTTCTGCAACCACTACCAACGTGAAAACTAAAACCTACGAGATTTAATTTTAATGTATTCATTAAAGTAAACAGTTTCTCTACATTTTCTAATTTACATCCAAATTTAGAATTAAATTGACATATACTATTTGTATCATCTACCGCTAATCTTAGTAATAACTTAGAATATGGATGATATAATTTAATTTTATATAGTTCTTCTTCGCAATCAAAAGTCATCATATCTACATCATTTGCTCTTGCGTATTTTATTTGCGAAGACATTTTACAAGGATTTGCAAAAATTATTTTATCAGGATCATTTGTATATTCTATTACTGATTTAATCTCATTTTCTGAAGCGCAATCAAAATATGTTCCTAGACAAGATAATAAATCTAATATAACTGGGTTTGGATTACATTTTACTGCATAATATGGTTTAATATTTGGAAAATTAGTAACCCATTTTTCATATAATTTTATAATTTCGCCTAAATCTATTATATAAAATGGTTGTTCGCTTTGATTATTTTTAAGAAAGTCATTTATTATATCATACGTTGTATATTCAATGCTAAATAATTTAACATTATATTTTTCTAGAAGTTGATTATTGAAACTCATTTATATAGATTGTTAATTTGTTCAATTGTTTATATATTATAAATGTCAAATTTTTTCCAGAAATTCTCTGCTGTGATAAATAGCATACCCATTCTTATAGCGGTAGTTTCGTCAGTTTTACTATCACCTACAAATATACATTTTGTAGGATTTAATTTTAGAGTTTCAACAAAATTAATAACTTGACCTACTTGCGGTTTTCTACAATAGCATGTTATTGGTGCTGGATTGTGAGGACAATAAGATATAGGGAAGTCTTTTTCTGCAATTCCTAGCATTTCTCTTGTTTTATTCATACATACAATAACTTGTTCTTCAGTAACAGTTCCTCTAGAAATACCAGATTGATTACTTATACCTATTAATTTATAGTGTTTTTGAATTTCTTTTAATTTTGCTTTCTGTTCATCTAGAGATATGAATTTTACAGGTTTTACTTCATTTTGTATAGTTGGATATTTGTATTGTAAATCTTCTGTATGTCTCAACGTACCATCTATATCAAAAAATATTGCTTTATTTCTATATTTACGCCCATCCCATTTAATTGGTTTTGCTTTTATTGTCACAATTTTTATAAATCCCTCTTCTATTTTAGGAATTTCTATTTTTTTTCGTGCAGAAAATAAAGTAGCGGGTGGAAATACATTAGGATCTTTTGCAGCATCTGTATTTTTTTCTGCCTTGCCCGTCATATATATATGTTTATATCTTTCGAACATACGATGAAGTGTTTTTATCTGACTATCTTCTATTGTATTTATAATGTAATGTGCTTCTATAGCAATATTTAAATTATTTGCTAGTTCAATAAAAGGTTTTCTAGCATCTTTTGTAATATTTGTATTATCAATAATTACTGTAGATTTTTTCTTTGATTCCAAAATTTCTTTCAATTTAGGTAAAATATCTGTTATTATACCACCAGTTATATCTCTAGATAATATAATTCCGTTTTTATGATATTTAGATAAAAGTTTTTTAGCATAAGTTGATTTACCTGAAGAAGGAAATCCCACAATTACTATAATTTTTTTACCTTTCATAAAATATTATATCTAATTATAATATATAATTTTTATTATAATATCAATTTTTTAAATGTTCTGTTTTTTTAATTTATTTGAAAAAAATGATAATACTATATACTTATATTAAGTTGTCCAAATTGACCAATACCAAACAAAGCGATTTCGAGAACAATATAGATAATTATGTTTAAGCATAATTATTTGGAAGAGATACCTGCAGATGTTATTGATATTATTGATAAATACACTAGCGAAGTCGATTATAACATTTATGTAAAAACATATAGAGATTACTTAACATGGAGAGTAAACAATTTTATAGACGACCGGATGCATAAGATTATATGCAGATTTAATTATGCATTTAAAGCTGGAGAAAATTCTAAGGATTTTCTCAATCGTGATATTATAGCAAATAAAAAACTTGAAGAGCATATTATTACGATGATAAAATATATGAAATTACCAAAGATCAAAAAAATTTTAAGAAAAAACTTTATATATAATGCTAAAAAGGTTTACGAACGCAATAATCCTAATTGTAAAAAAAATATTGATTGTTATGAAAGAGAATTGTTAGCAGAATATATTATATCTGGTTATTATGTTTCTATATGTGTTAGAAAAATCCAAAGTGCATAATTAGATTAATTAAAATGATTTACTAGTATAAACCTGTACTTCTATCATAATATTCTTGATCCTCACCTCCTATTTTTTTACCTTTTTTTTGTTTTCTAAAAGATAAAGAATTTAATAATTTTTTGAAAGGATTAGGACTTACCTTTTTTACCTTCTTTACTTTATTTACTTTATTTACTATATTTACTTTTCTTTTCTTTCCACCAGTAGTTAATGGGGTTTTTAACATGTATTGCGCTTTTGAAACAGCATCATCAAAATAATTATTGTAATAATACCCGCCAGCTTGCGCGGGTTGTGCAGGTGGATCTACTTGTTTCATAGAAGGAGGAGCAGGGGTAGAATCTGTTACTTCATCTTCATCTTTATCTTTATCTACTTTAAAGAAAAAACCTCCTTTTCTCATTTTAGATTTAGTTGATTTTTTAGCAACTTTCGATTTTTTAGCAACTTTTGATAAAAGAGCCTTTTTAGCAGCCATTTTTTCAACTTTTTTAAGATAGGCAGATAATAATACCATTTCACCTTTACTCTTTACATATTCTCTTGTACCCTTTGGTTTTGCATATATAACTTTTTTTTTATCGTTTATAAAAACAGTTCTCACTTTTTTATAATTCATTCAATTCTTCTTCTATAAAATAAAGAAGAAAATAAATATTTTTCATATTTTTAAATATATAAAATAAATAATTATAATAATAGATTAGAATAAAAAAAATACTATGATAGAAAAATGTGCTATTAGTAATATAAATAATAATATGCAATTTATAGGATTAATAATTCTACTATTAATATTATGCATAGTATTATTATATTATATTAAAATTAGCAGCAAAACGCATAATGAAATTATAGAAAAATATAATAATGGAAGCATTCCAAGTTCTGTAAATAAATCACCTTATTTAAATACAAGTGGAAGAAGTCCAGAATTACAAAATACATCAGATGGGCATAAAGATGCAAGATATCCTACTTCAAATAATGCAAAAATATCTACAGCAACACTTAGACCCTGTCAAATTCATTTCAATGATGATGGAACAAGTAAATATATATACGAAGATGAATGGAAAGAGTTTAATACATTAATAAGCGACGAAGATGGTACAGTTTATAATGTGCCTTATAAAAAATTCAGTAATGATAATAATAATGTAAAAGATTTTATAAATTTTAATGAAACTACAAAATGTTTTAAAAAAAAAGATTCCTTTAATGATTCTTTAAATACATATAATTATAAATCAAATGATTTAATTAAATATAGATTAGATACATATATCGAAATAAACGTTGAGGAAAATAATAAATATGATAAAAAACTATTTATGCAAATGAATTTTGATAAGCACCCAAGTAATGTTCATCCTGGTAAATATAAAGAAAATGTTCTCGACTCTATATGTTCATATAATTATAATAAAGATTTGACATTAGGTAACATCAAATTATATAGAATAAAAATAGTTCCAAAAACAGGAATAACCGAAAATATAAATGATTCTTTAATTACAAGTATAGATTATGTTACTATAAAACCAGTAAATAATTCAGAATTTATTATTTCTAGCGAAAATGAAACTAAAAATGAATTACCTGAATTATTGGTGTCTAATTCAACATTTTATAATATAGAAAATAATGGAGATATTAGATACGAAATTAGAAAAAATCAACCATATGGAGACGCTATAAACGGTATTAATGTTAAAGTATATAAATTTAATCGTAATTTAGATTGTGATGATAATGCAATAAAATCATATGAAACTACAGATATGCGTTTTAAATCGGAAGAATTAATTAGTGTAACAAATTATATTTCTGAAATTATAAACAATGGTAATCCATTTCCTTCAGATATTCATATTTCTAATATACAAGATATTATAGATAAGGATGAATTATCTGGAAAGGTAATTAATGGAATAAGTAGAGAAGTTATTACAAATTCATTAAATTTAGTAATTAAAAAAAGTTATGAAACTAAAGATGAATTTTTACAAGCAATTTATTATTTTATATGTAAATTAATTGTTTATTCTAATCAACAAATTGTAACTGATGTTATAACATTAATAAATAATAATGCAATACAAACCTCTATAAAAAAAATATTTGTAGATAGTTTTGATACTTTTTCAAAGTTTATTACTTTATATCAAGCAAATACATTTGATGATATTAGAAAAAAACAAATATTTACTGAAATAGCAAATGATAAATTTATATTAAACAATGCAATATTTTCATATAATTATGAATCTGTACAAATAGTAAAATTTAATAAAATTCCATTTGATTTAGAAAATGTTTATGAGGTTAAAATATATACTATAGATTCCATAGATAAAACATTAACATTACCAGAAGATACTTTTTGCGATATATTACTTGTTGGAGGTGGCGGAGGCGGAGGTAAAAATGCAGCATGTGAAGGCGGAGGAGGGGGTGGAGGTGGAACAGTTATTCATTTAACAAATTTTAAATTAAGATCAAATACAACTTATAAATTTGAAATAGGTAGGGGCGGAGACAAAGCATCTGGCGCGCATAACAATACTATATATGGAGGAAATGGAGGTAATACTAAAATTTCTACATTTAATAATGCAGAATATATAATAGCAAAAGGAGGTGGTGGCGGAGGTCCTGGTACTCCAGAAAAAGGTTCGTGGGCAGTTAATAATACAAATAATGGAGGTTCGGGAGGAGGTGGTTCTTCATTTGGTGGCGGAGGCGGAGGAGGGTTTTTTGCTGGAATAGAACATAATATTGGCAATTTGTTAAGTTATAAACAATATGGAAATAATGGTGGAAATGCAAATAATGCAGGAGGAGGCGGTGGAGGAGGAGGTGCTGGTAGTTCCGGCGGAAGTCCAAATGGAAATAATGGAGGAAATGGTGGAGATGGTATTAATATACCTTTTATTGATGATAATTATTATGGTGCTGGAGGAGGTGGAAGTACAGGTAATAGTTGCCAAGGTGATTGGGCGGCTCGTACAGGATTTAATGCGGGAACAGGAGGTAAAGGAGGTGGTGGTAATGGAGGAAGACGAGCAGACACAATTGGTATTGATGGAAAACAACATACCGGCGGTGGTGGAGGTGGGGCTTCTTATACAGAAGCCGGAAACGGAGGATCTGGTATTATTATTATAAAATATCTTAAAAGACCTACAGTTGTTAATGATAGTAAAGGAGAATTAACAATAAATCCTGTAAAATCTAATATTTTTAAAGACGGTCTTTATTTCAAAATTTTTGATGGATATTATGGTTCTGTAGATTGGCCTGTTGGTTGGCATCATAGTAATGCTCCTGATAATTTAAAGTATACTAAAGACGGAAATGGAAAACCAAAAACATCTAATAGATCAGGTAATAACAATATTAGTTCAGGAATTGTTACTAATATTTTAAATCTGGTAGATGGTACTAATAATGCTATAGGTGCAGAAAATACTAACAATTGGGAATATTATACTGTCGAATGGCAAGGATATTTTTATGCTCAAAAAACAGGAACTTATCATTTTCATACAGCGAGTGATGATGCATCGCATTTATGGATAGGAGATGGTGCATATACTTTAGATAAAAATAGTATTACAGTAAATAATGGTGGTTTGCATGGTAGACATGGAGTTACAGGTTCGATATATTTAAACGAAGGTATTTATTATCCTATGAGAATATTATTTGGTGAGAACGGTGGTGGAGATAATATGACAGTATATTTTCATCCTCCGGGAGATACATGGATTACAAATGGTTATGGTTGGTATTATCACATACCTGAAAGCAAAGATATAACTTCTGATTATATTGTTAATTTCAATTTAAAGGATACATTATTTCCAAAATTAATTATAAAAGATAGAGACACTAATATAAAAATTAATGATAACTTTAGTTTAAAATTACTTAAAGAAGCTAAATATTTAATATCTTCTTTTTTGAATAAAATACATATATTTCAAGAAGATATTAATTATATTAAAGAATTTAAACATAGTGGCAATAATGAAAATCAAACAACACATTCTATACAATTTGAAAAAGATGCTATTTGTGATATATTAATAGTTGCTGGAGGAGGAGGAGGTGGTATGGATATGGGAGGTGGTGGGGGGGGAGGAGGAGTAATTGAATTAACTAATTTTACTGTTAAAGCAGGAACTTACAATATTACAGTTGGAAAAGGAGGAAACGGCGCTCCAGCAGGAGGTACAAATAAACAACCAACTCGACATGAGTTTAATATTAGTGCAATGCAGGGATCTGACTCTTCTTTTGGAATATATACAGCAATTGGAGGTGGTTATGGTGGTTCAAGTTATCAAGATCATTATTTAAAAGGGCAAGGTGGAAATGGAGGTTCTGGTGGTGGAAGTTCTGGATATTGTAATAATGAAAATTCAAGTAGAGCAGGTCAAGGAACCGCTGGACAGGGAAATCGCGGTGGTTATAGTGCAGGTGCATGGTATGGTGCAGGCGGAGGAGGGGCAGGAGAAGTAGGAGGGGGTCCTTCGACGCAAGCAGGGGGTGCGCGAGGAGGTAATGGGAAATTATCAAATATTTTAGGTACACAATACTATTGGGGGGGAGGAGGAGGAGGTTCATCTTATTCTACATCAGGAGGTGACGGGGGATTGGGAGGCGGGGGAGGGGGTGCTGTTGGAAATACAAAAGGAGGATTAGGGTACAATAATGGTTCTCCTGGAGGGGGTGGAGTACCAGGAACATTAACAAATTCGCCAGGAGGTAATGGTGGTCCGCATACAGGAGGAGGGGGTGGAGGCGGTTCTCATTATAATAAGAATAATAAAGGTGGTGATGGTGGTTCTGGTATTGTAATTATTAAATTAAAAGGGTATACTGTTTATGAAACTAGAAATGATAATATAAAAATAACATATGATATTGATGATGATTCTGCTATAAATTTGAAAAATGCTCAAGATAATAAAAAACTTATTATAAATACAAATAATTATATAGAACAAATTAACCCGAATGTTTATAAAATAGGTACAAAAATAGAAGAAGAACATTATAAGAAATTTTTAATTATAATACATTCATTGACTGTAGGAAATATAACTTTTGAAAAAGGTAGAAATTCAGGAATTATATCTACAAATGATTACGAGATTACAGCAGTTACAGATAATAGTTCAGATATTAAAATTACTAATATTTCAGTTATATTTTATAAAAATGTTATCGGTGATATTTATATGAAATTATCAGGGTATTCAAATGTATTTATATATAATACTAATAATGATCCTAATAAAGATTTAACTAAACCTACAATAGATATATCTCGAGATTTTAGAGATTATTTAGCGGTAAAAATTCCATCTAAGGATAGTAATATAAATACAATTTTTGGTTTAGATACATATAATAGAGATGTTCAAACAAAAATTAATAATCGCACAAGTGTTACTATAAATGCGAATGGTTCTTTGCAAATAAGTGGTATTAAAAATGATATTACAAAAGATAAGTTAGAAAAATTACAAAATATTTATAATAATGTTAAAAATTTTGACGCGCAAAGTAGTTCTAGAAGACCAACAATTACAGTTGATAAAACCAAAAAAATTATAGATATTATGCCAACTTTTAATACTAATATTGTTTCTTATGAAAATCCAACAGACAAACATCCAAATACTTACAGTTCTACATATAATATTCAAGATGTTTCAAATAACTATATTTATTTTAGATATCCCAATCAATAAATATATACATATTAAGTAGTAATAGAAGTAAAAATGAATGGAGGTAAAATGAAAGTCGTTAAAACATCAAATTTAATTAAAACAAAAAGTATAAGTTCAAAAACAAATAAAACGAATACATTAAAATCTCCTCATAGTGGCGTAATGTTTTTAAAAGGTCTTAAAACATCATTTGAAATAATGAAAGAAGAAAAAAAGGGTTTTAAAAAAGGTATTGTAAAATTGAAAAATAAGGCAAACCCAAATATGTTTGATGATTTTGTTAATAAATTATTAAAAAATAATAAAAATAAACCATTTAATTTTGTTTCAGCGCCATCAAAATTATAGAGTAATATAAATAATATTTTTTTTCCGTATTTTATATTCATAATATATATAGAATAATGAAAAAATAAGATAGTATTACCTAAATCAAATACTAACGACAAGATAGATACATTTTTTTCATCATCAAAATGTATAAATCTTGATGAAAAAAATGGAATATTAAATATTGTAAAAATTAAACATAATTATACTGATTTACATTCTACTGATAAAATAAAGACTAAAACCTCTTCAGGTAAAATAAAGACTAAAACCTCTTCTGGTAAAGTAAAGACTAAAAGTCAAAGATATTATTAGATAAATATATTCTAATATATTAGATATATTGCTTCTCTAAATTTAACGAAAAGCGAAACAAATATAAACAAACAACACGATGATTTATATGCACAAAATAAGGAAAAAAATAATTGAATGGCTTGACAAAATTAAAGTTTATGATTTTTCTAAGATAATAAATTACATGGTTTACTGAAGAACATATTGAAGAATTAATGAAGGTAATGAGAATAGTAGATCCAAAAATAGAGACCTGTATTCGTATGAAAATCTAAAAGAAAATATCCAAAAGGTAATAAGTGAAATACCGAAAGAAAAATATGAAAATATATTTAAGGGTGCTTATGAAAGACCAGAGAAATATGTTCCAAAAAATAAAACACGAAAAATAAAAAAGAATTATAAATGATTTTTATATGGTTTAGGACTATATAAAAATCGGCGTTTGAAATGTAAAAAGGTGTAATAGCTTCAGAACACTTAAACAATGGATTAAAGATGATACAACAAAAGAACAATTTATAGCTATGTTTAAAAGATATGCTGAAGAAATCAATAGTTGTATATATTAGTTTTTATGTTTTTACATAGGTTTCTTCACAGGTTTATTCACATGTTTCTTCGCAGGTTTCTTTACAGGTTTATTTACAGGTTTCTTCACTTGTTTCTTTACATGTTTCTTTACATGTTTCTTTACAGGTTTCTTCGCAACTTTTTTTCCACCATATTGTTTATGAAATTTTAAGGATTTCCAATAACGAATAGTTACACGATTTAAGAATATTCTAAAATGTGTATTTACAAGTTCAAAGAAGTCGTTATTTGTAATAACGTTGTAATTATCGCTATCTATAAACGGAGAACTTTGTGCAGTTATATTTGGTCTTCTGCTTTGAGAATATAAACTATATGCTTCTTCATTCATAATAGTTACTAGTTCTTGCTCATGAGGATTTAAATTTCCTCCATCAAAAATATTTTGTATTTTTACATTTTTAAATATTTTATTAGGACTTGAATCATATATAGGAATACCTTGTGAGAAAGGATCAGTATCATCCCATTCTACAATCTTATGAATTCTTTTTAAATTGTATAACAATAAAAATTTTAATACATTTCTATAAGATTCTATACCTGTACCACTTCTGTCTTGAACCATTTTAATAACTTCAGGTTTACTATCTAACAATGCTGCAAAATATTCTTTAGGATTATAATCATATTTTTTTTCCGCAAAATTTGGTACGCCATTATAATCTTCCCATAATTCATCCAAATCTCTCAATTCATTTTTTTTAGCAGACCATATTAATATAGAAAAAGGTATTTTTTTTCTTTGAGCATTTTTATATCTTATCCAAGAAGGAACAAAATAATTTGGTAATTTATCTTCTATTTGGTCTTTATTTAGACTATCGTCTTCAATAATAATTTCAAGGTCTTCTTCTTGTTGTATTTCTGAAGGAGTTCTATCATATATACTACGTCTTGCTCCTTGCAAAGAAGATGCTGCAGGTTGATATTGCATATTACCCATAGCAGCAGGAGATTGTTGCATAAATGAAGGAGTTCTACCGAACATACTACCCATAGCAGCAGGAGATTGTTGCATAACTGATGGTGTTCTACTGAATGCATTTCCTAAAGGAGGATAACCAGTATATATTTGTTGTTGTTGTGGTTGTTGTCTGATATTCATTCCAGCTTCGTTGGGATTTTGATCATCGCCAAACATATTTCTAATTAATGCTCTTAAATGTGGAGCGTCATGATAATTGCCACTCATTTTATTACCTATCTAATAATATGTTATATTATTTAATAAAGTTTGTATATAAAAATTACACTAGTTAATTAATTGTAATTATGAAGTATATAGATATTGAGAATATTGTAGAAAATAAAGTAAATAAACATTCTAACGACTACAAGAATACTATATACACAGATAAAGAATATAATATTGTTTCTAAAGAATTAATTGATAATATTGATAATATTCATAATAATAATGATGTTATAAAGTTTCAAAAAGATATACAAAAAAAATATAAAATATCTTTGTCAAAATCTAATCTTATATATTTTTATAACTCATTAAACTTGGATAATAATAGATTAAAAAAATTAATTACAAAGAAAAAATCTAAATCTAACTCGGGAGTTGTTGTAATTACAATTTTAACTTCAGGTTCACCTGAATATATTGACGATGATGGGAAAAAGGTTATTGGAAAATTTAGTTGTAAACATAATTGTGCGTATTGTCCAAATGAAAAGGGTCACAAAGGAAATAATTGGATTGACCAACCGCGCTCATATTTATATAGTGAACCTGCTGTTTTAAGAGCAAATGAAAACAACTTTGACCCCATATTACAATTTAATTCGCGCGTAGATACATTGATTAAAATGGGGCATGTTGTTGATAAATTAGAATTAATTGTACTAGGAGGTACATGGTCAAACTATCATAAAAATTATAAAGACCAATTTATTAGAGAGATATATTATGCTGCTAATACATATTATGATAAGAGAGATATATTATCTTTAGAAGAAGAATTAACGATGAATGAAAGTGCAAAAATACATATTATTGGTTTAACTTTGGAAACGCGTCCAGATACTATAACATTAAATGAAATTAAAGAGTTCAGAAGATATAATTGCACAAGAGTTCAATTGGGTGTTCAACATACAGATAATGAAGTTCTAAAAAAAATAAAGAGAGGGCATTCTATTGAAAAAGTATATTATGCAATTAAGTTATTGAAAGACAATGGATATAAGGTTGATATCCATTTAATGCCTAATCTCCCAGGATCTTCTTATGAATTAGATAAAAAAATGTTAGAAAGCTCTTTATACGACGAGAGATTGCAAGTAGATCAATATAAGATATATCCTACTGCAATTGTTCCCTGGACACAAATTAAAACATGGTATGAAGAAGGTTCTTATGTACCATATGACGATTATCTATTATTTGAACTTATCAAAGAGTTTAAAAAAAATGTTCAAAAATGGAAAAGACTTAATAGGATTATTAGAGATATCCCTTCTACATATATTAGTGGAGGGTATAAAGATAAATATGTAAATATGAGACAACTATTACAAGATGATATGAAAAAAAATAATTGGTGTTGTAATTGCATAAGATGTCGTGAAGTGAAAGATAATTCTGTTAATATCAATGATATTCGCATAGACATAGAGAAATACAAAGGTAGTTCGGGTGATGAATATTTTATATCTTTAGTAACCGATAAATATCTAATTGGATTTATTAGATTACGATTAATTAAATATGAAAATAAAGATAATATGGAAAGAGAGCAATTGTCAGTATTACATGGTTCTGCGCTTATTAGAGAATTACATATATACTCTAATATGAGTGATGTTGGAAATAATGTAGAAAATTCTTACCAGCATAAAGGATATGGAAAAAAATTACTAGAAACTGCTGAACATATTTCAAAAACAGAAGGATATAATAAAATCGCTGTAATTAGCGGTACAGGTGTTCGAAATTATTATAGAAAAAACGGTTATGAATTAATAGATACTTATATGATTAAAGTTTTTTAAGTAATTTCTTTAATTCTTGTAAATTTACCCATTTTTCATCAATATCAAATCCTTTTCCAAAAGATATTAGATATTTGTTATTTTTAAAGTTTTTTACCCAATAATTATTATTTAATTGCAAACCAATATAATCACTGGAAGAAGGAGACTTTTTATTTTTTTTTATTATATACCCATATTTGCTATTATCTGCCAAAATTCCATGAACTCTTATATCCCCATTTGAATATAAGAGAACTTCACTTACTGCTTTTCCTCGCTTATCATTATAATATTTATCATCTTTGATATTCTTTAAATAATTGATGTTGCTATATGATGTATCTGCACTTATAGCAGTTAAATTTTTATCTCGAATAACAAGAGGACAATCTCCGTGAGGTTTATGTCCTGTAATAATATTTTTAATACCATATTTATTTAAATGTTCAATTACATTTTTATTTATATGGACACCGTTACCATTTTTTAAATTATCAGCATATACTATGGTTATATCCTTGTTATAACCTGGAACTGCATAATTTATTATATTATGTGCTTTTCTCTTCTTTGTAATGCCTCCGTCCTTAGGATTTTTCATGTATTCTTTTAATTCTTTATGAAACCAATTATTGATCTCTTTTGCCCATATGTGAATATCTTCTATTGTATTTTTATTTTTTGGTATTTTTCCTATATTTTTTTCATTAATAGCACCGTGAACAAAAATATGTTCTCCAAAAATATGTACTAATTGCCCTTGCATTAAATATTTTAACATATAATTATCATTAGATTGAGTTATATTTTTTGGTTTAGGTAGTACAGAATTCAAAAAACTAGATATAACATCATTATCACTTATATTATTTATATTTTTTTTTAAAATTATAGATAATTCTACTCGTCTTTTTTCAAAACCATCTTTGTTACCCATTGTTCTCTCAACAATATATTTTAATCTATTCTTAATATTGAGATCATAATTATTATCTTTTAAATATTTTCTTAATGTGATGCGCACACTCTTATCTTCCCAATAAGGATAATTATCATATTTTTTAAGAAAATTCTGGTAATTTGAATATTTTTCTGATATTTCGGAAGGAATACGTAACTTATTAGCATCTCTATTTCCTATTATAAATATAACACGTTCTGGATAATCTTCCTTAAATTTTAGCAAAATATTTACAAATCTAATATCTGAATCACCTCTGTCTTGTGTATCTCCTCCATATATAAAAATACTATCATTCTTTTTAAATTTTAATCTATTTTTCTTCTCACATGTCCATTCAAGTATTTTGGATATCTTAACATATTTATTAAAATAATCCATATTTCCTTCAACATCAGTAACATATCCGCAGACCTTATATTTAGATTTTTGCAAATTATAAAATTTATTTGTATATTTTTTATTATTTCCTCCTGCATACCCGATCTCATTTGGATGATCCTTATTAGTAGTTTGATTATTGGGCTGAGACTGTTGATTGCTAAAATCATATGTTTGTTGTATATTTACTTCTTTTTTTGGTTCTTGTTTATTTTCTTCTTCTTTTTTTGTTGATCCGGTAATTTTTTTATAATAACTTTTTTTTATATCACTGACATTTGTGGTAATACTGGTAAGATTATCAGGGTCATTAAAAAGTTTATGACTATCTAAATTTTTAGTAAATTTACAAATTTCTTTATTGTCGTCTTTACAATCTGTATCTGGTCTAAATAAATATTCTGTTTTATAAAAGTCATCATCTTCACTAAATATTTTTGTTATATCTGTACTTGAAAATAACTTTTGAATTTTTTTGATAAAACTACTATCGCTATGATATTTTTCTAATATCTCTATAATTTTAGAACCATGATATTTACTTATAGATAAATTATAATACTTTATTAAATCGGGAGTAATTTCTTTATATATATTTGTTTTAATTGCTATTAAATAATTCATAAATAATTTAAAAGCGCGAAGTAAGTATTTACCTTCTGTATTTTTAATATTTTTTGTATCTCCTAAATTATCAATTATATATTCATCATTATTACCAATAGAATTCTTTATTTTTAAAATATATTCTTTATACTCATTTAATATTAGAGATTTTCCCATTTCAATTTTTAATTTAGTTATAAACAATTCATAATACTTATCTATAGTTTCATTATCAAAAATTTGTTTCTCTTCTCCTGATAAATTCTGACTTTTTAATATATTATTCATTGCACTTTTAAATTTTGTTTCTTTATCTAATAACTTTAATTCTTCTTCTTTTGCTCTCGATGTATAATTTCCTATAGATAATGGTATTTCTGTATTATCTGAACCCCTTCTAGTTTCTACCTTTAAAGTTTCTATTTTGTTTGCATAATCTGTTAAGTCTTGTCCTTCTAAAATTTTATCATTCAATGTAAAATCATTACCTTCTTTTAGTATTGCTAATGTTCTAATTTTTTCGGCCTCTGCCTCTGTAAATGGAACTTTATTACCTGAATTACCTGAATTATCTGAGGGATTTTTAGATAATTTTTCTTTTTCTTCTTCAACTTTAGATACTTGCGGGACATCTTCAGTTACTGAACTGTCCAAATCATTTTTATAATTTTCAATATGTTTTATAATTTCTTCAATTTCTTTTTTAGAATTATCTTTTAATTTTTGAATGCTTGAAATATTTTTACTATAATTTTTATTAATCAAATTAATTAACAGTTTCTTTATATTACTAATTACTATGTTTATTAATTCAGATATATCAGTTTCATTATTTATTTCTTTTGGTAATTCTTTTATAGCATCTAATGCTTTTTCTACATCTTTTTTAATTTTATCCATACTTTTTTCATCAAAATTATTAATATCTGAACTTTCTAGCGATAGAAAATTTAGAATTGCATTTAAATATTTTTCATTACCTTTAGATTTTTCTGCTTTATCATTAATATATTCGACATCTTCATTAAAAGTGCTTAATAAAATGTCCTGCCACGATGGTGCGGACCAATTTTCTATTTTTTTTTTAAATTCTATAACATTTTTTTTTAAAGAGACTGTATCTATTATTTTTTTTTTATCAACATTAAAAGTTGCCATCAAATCATTTAATTCATTTAAACTATTTTTAACATTATTTTTCAAAGAAATTTCATCTATATCATCATCTACGCCTAATTTTTCAAATTCTTTAAAATCCTTATTTATTTTTTTATCCTTTTCATTATCATCGTATGTTATAAAATGAAGGTATTTTGCTATTTTTTTTAATTCTGCTTCTTCGCTTACAATACTATCCTTATTAATTGATTGTAATATGATAATAAAATATTTTTTGAATATATTTTCATAAAATTCTTTATTAATTAATGTTAAATATCTAGACCTATCATAGTCATTTGACATAGAAAATTTTCCAAATTTATTATTAAGGGAACTTTCGGTTGCTTTAATTTTATTTATAAAATTTGCACATAAATGTAATATTTTCTCTTGTCTTTGTATGAATATTTTTTCATATTTTTCTATAGCATTATTAATATCTCTTATTTGATATGTAAACGCATATGTTGCATCTACTCCACCCCCTTTTTTTCCTGCTATATTATTTTGCAAAATATATATTTCAACGAACTTTCCTTCATATTTAATATATGTTCTATTATTTTCATTAAATATGTAATAATTTCTATTATTTATTTTTATCTTATGATTCGTTTTAATCATAATATAAATTAGTAAATCTATACTATTATATATTAATATAAAATAGATTTTATAATAAAAATATATAAAACTATACTACTATATTAATAAATAAGTATAAAATGGATAATGATAATAAAGAAATTAAAGATAATACTAGCGTAGAAAAAGTAGAAAAAAAAGTTTGTGCAGATACTAAAAAAGTCCTATCCATATTTAATTCGTTTATTGATGAAAATAAAACGTATACATTAGACGAATATAAAAGGTTTATAACTCTTTCTTATAAAGATGCTATTAAGAAAACAAAAAGCAAATCTCGTTCTGGCGATGGAGAACAATCTGTTAAAAGAGAACCTACTAAATATAACATTTTTATCAGAGAGGAGATGCTTAAACTTAAAGAAACAAATGCTGATATTCCCTATAAAGAACTTATGAAACTTGCTGCTAAAAATTGGAATGAACATAAAAATAATTAATTTATACACTTGTACTGCTCGTACTGCTTGTACTTAATATATATAATAAAATCATAGCGATTGCTAAAATTAAATATATTATAATTAGTATACCTAAAGATATAACTGGAGACAATATAATAGCAATAAATATATTTACAATTATAGTTATAAATATTAATAAATATACAGGAAATCCTGGAATATCTTCAATAGAACTGCTAGAACTCATCATATTACTCCAATTAGGAAACATAGAATTAGTATTGCTACTTGTAGTATTAACATTTGAATATGTAATTCCAGTAGTAGAACTAGACACTTTGCTAGAAGTTTGTGATGGATTGTAATTTATACGAGTATTAAGATCTTTTTGTAATTTATCACATGTTGAATTTATATTAGTTAATTTGTTATTTAAATTTAAACATCTAACCTGTTGTTCAGACATTATTTACACTATTGTATTCTTCTATTATATTACATTCTTATTTTTTCTTTGATTTAGAAAAATAATTCTTATATATGTAATATAATAAATACAAAAAACCTATAAAAAATATTAGTATCATTATAATATATACAATCATACCAGTTATAGAAGCAGTTCTACTTACCATACAATAAAACGATTGATCTTCTATTGGACAACGTTCAATTGTATTTGCCCCCGAATTACTCATTAATGCAGAACTTCCGCCAGATAAAGCAGCGCCGGCAACACTTCCAGATAAACCACCTGCTACTCCTGCAGCGCCGGCAGTACCAGCAACTCCTGCAGCACCAGCAGTACCGGGAGTACCAGGAGTACCGGGGGTACCAGCAGATCCTAAAGTATCTTTAGAACCCATTTTACCACCGCGACCCTTAAAATTTTCCAGTAAATATGCAACCATCTTATTAATTCTAATATATTAAAAGATAATTTATAATTTTTTACTTTTGGAAAATAATATATTTATAAAATATATAAAAATATATGTAAATACTGTAAATATAATCAAATATATAGTGCTATTTCCTTTAGTATTTTTATTTTTATTGCCACCACATCCTCTTCCTCCTTTAAAATTTTCAAAAAATATTTAGATACGTTATTATTATTTTGCATTATATATTATAATATAATATAATATTAGAATATATGTCTAGTATTGTAGAAACATTCGCTATAATATTAACAATAATTATTAGCACTTTAATTATAATATGGGTTATTAATAATAATAATAATTTAGATATAAATTATAATAATGTATATGTATCTACCGGAAAAAATAAGAATACTATAAAAGGCGATACTGATAAATGTACAACAACATGTGATGCTCTTGACCCTGTGAGCGATCCTAGATATAACATGCAACAAATTATAAAACAATCTATATTATTAGAAGAACATTTAACGAATAAAAATAAAAGATGTCGCGATTGTATAACTAAACACTTCTTACATATTATTGGATTAGCGGAGGAAGCAGAAATGTTAGCTACTAAAAATATCAATAAATACCCTTTAATAAATGAATCAGTGATATTATATAATGAGTTATTTAAAATTTGGATTAAAAATAAACATTTAAATAATAGTAGCGAGGATTATATATTATACTGTACAGATAAATTACGCAATCACAGAAAACAACTAATAGTAATCTATTTTTTCAATGAAAAATATAATATATCTGAAGAAAGACATAATTCTGAAGATAAAATGTAATTACAATAGATATTTAATAGTTTTATTAGACATAGCGTGAGATAATACATTTTTAATAACAATAATTGCACTTTGATGAGCGTCTAAATGATGCGGGTGTATTTCAGATCCCATTTCAATATTGGGATAAGAGCATGGAAATGTCGCTGTATAAGTATTTGCTGTAGAATAAAGTGCTACATCTGCTACTATCTGAAATTCACAAGATGAAAAATCATATTTCCCATTTACATAAAATTTATTTACTAATTTTTCTGCACCTTTGCGAGAAACAATATACATACCCGCGCAAGGAAGCAAATATTGCCATTTAATAAAATGTAATTTATTATTAAGTAATAAATTGTTATATAAAAATTCTACTGTATTGCCGTAAGAAATGCATAATTGTAGTATTTCAAAATCTGGAGGTGCATCTTTTATTAGAGTATCATAATCAATATCGTATGGAAGTAACATATCGTCTTCCATTACAACAAACCATTCGTCGTTTGTATTCGTAATAGCTTCCTTCATTGCTTTAATATGACTAGAAATACATGCAAATTCATATTCGCAATTTACACAACCGGGATGTTTGCATGTTAAAGGACGTTTATTTGCTAAAACTGTATCAAAATCATCTGGTGTAATAGCAGAAACCCTTACATTATCTATGTTTTTTTCTTTAAACTGATTTTCCATAAATATTTTTCTCTTAGTACTTTTATCTAAATTAATCCAATAGTGTATCATAATATAATGATATAATGATATAATATTATTATATTTGATGTTAAATCTTATATAATTTAATTTAATATTTATAAATGTATATATTTTATTGTGGTATAGTAGTTATATTATTTTTGTTATTATAAGTTAAATGAAGTTGGAACTTAGAAAATTTGATCCTACTAAAATTAAAAGTGATTCCGTTGTTGTATTTATCGGTAAAAGAAATACTGGAAAAAGTTACTGTATGAAGGATATTATGGGTTATAATAGAGATATACCTGTAGGCGTCGTAGTATCTCCTACAGAAAGGGCAAACGGATATTTTGAAAAATTTATTCCAAAAATGTTAATATACGATGAATTGGAAGAAAAAATAGTTAGCAAATTTTTATCACGTCAAATAAATATTACTAAAGATAGGAAAAAAGAACTAGAAAAACACGGATCGTCTACTATAGACCCTCGTGCTTTTTTTATATTAGATGATTGTATGTATAATAAAGCAGTAACAAAAGACAAGAATATAAGATGTATTTTTATGAACGGAAGACATTATAAAATATTTTTACTTATAACTATGCAACATGGTTTAGGATTACCTCCAGATCTTCGCTCGAATATAGATTATGTTTTTATTTTTAGAAATAATATTGTGAAAGAAAGAGAAAAGATATACAATCATTATGCAGGTATGTTTCCTACATTTGATGTTTTTAATCAAGTTATGAACCAATGTACTGAAAATTTCGAATGCCTTGTTATAGATAACAAAATACAATCTAATAATATAAATGATAATGTGTATTGGTATAAAGCACAAGATAGTAATTATAAATTGTGTTCTAAAAATTTATGGGAAATGCAGGCACTTCAAGATCAGCGCGATTTAATGGGTATTGCAGACGAAGAAGAAGAAGATACCGAAGATTTCGACCCGGGTGTCTTTATGAAAAAGAAGAATTCAAAAATAATCAAGGTTAAGAAGAACCAGAAATATTAAATATATATTTTATTTTTAGCATTCATTATACCTTTATGAATTACTATTTTGAGATAAAGATAAGGAATGTATATTAATTATTACAGGGAGATACTATGGATATTATATTATTTAATGATGTATGTATATTTGATGGAAATAAAACTATTATTTATGGACAATATAATAATAAGTTTACATCAATAAAATTAAACTATAATTTTGAGGTAATATTCTGTGATAACAGAGATGATTTTTATATTGAAATTTATGAAAAGGTATATTATATTGATAACATAACTTTTGTTAATGATCAATATATTAATGTCATTAAAAAAGATATTATTTTAAAATTTCCATTTGAAAATTGTAATTTATCCCTGGATTCTAATTCGGTTATTATTAGCACAATGTGCAAGGATTATTCTTCAAGATTAGAAGAATGGATAAACTATAATTTAAATTTAGGATTTTCAGGCATTGTTATATTTGACAATGATGAAAATAAAAGCAATGAAATAAATGAACCTTTAGAATACAGGCAAAATAATGGTACTATAAGTGATATTTGTAAAAAATATAAAAATAAGGTTTTTCATATAAAATATAATTATCAACCAATGTGCAAAAATCATTATGATACTATTCAAAGAATTTCATTACACATTGGTGTTAATGCTTTTCGTAATAAATGTTCTAAAATTGCATTAATAGACGCAGACGAATTCATACATATTCCTAATAAATCTAATATAATTGATTTTTTGTCAAACTACAAAGGTCAAACAATAACTATGAAAAGTAATATATTGACTAATAAATTAAATGATGATATAATTAATAATAATATACTTGATATATGCATATACGTAGGTGAAAATAAATATACAAAAACAATTATTGATACAAATCAAATAAAACCTATGGAATTTATTATTACCCCACATAGACACCCTGAACAAATATTATTAGATAAGAATATATTAATGTATTATCACTGCTGGGTAAATTCGCGATACGAATATAATACAAATATGCAAAAAATAGATTTATCCTTGAAGAATTATGTAGATAATTAGATTTCTAGATGAAGAATATATTATTTAATATGCTTATGTGGTAAAATCACAAATATCATTAAAAGATATCTAAATCTTGAAATAGTAAAAAATATATTGTAAATTTATATATTATATATTTTTATATATAAGAAATATATTATTATAATATATATATAATTTATATGGAACAACTTAAAAGAAAATATGAATATTTATGTAATTATCCTTGCGATATAAATGAACATCTTCCAACACTGTATAATTATGCTCGAGAATGTGAAAGTATTCTAGAATTAGGTGTAAGAGGGGTTGTTTCTAGTTATGCTTTTGTATATGGTTTAATGAATAACAATAAAGAAACAAAAAATATACTATTAAATGATATCAATGAATGCGATATTAGCGAATTATTATTTATAACAAAAGAACTTCCTATTAATGTTAATTATAAATGGGTGAATGATTTGGAGTTAGATATAACAGATAATGTAGATTTAACTTTTATAGATACGTGGCATGTATATGGACAATTAAAGCGAGAGTTGAATAAATTCTCTAAAATTACGAATAAATATATAATTATGCATGATACAACAGTTGACGAAATTTATGGCGAAACTATTCGCTTGGGATGGAATGCAGAAGAACAATCGATAGAATCTGGAATACCCGTTGAAGAAATTAATAAAGGATTATGGCCAGCGATTGAAGAATTTTTAGAAACTAATAAAAATTGGAAAATAAAGGAGCGATTTTACAACAACAATGGTTTAACAATTCTTGAAAAAGTATAAATAAAAAAGACATATTCTATATATTTTTGCATCTTCCATTAAATATTATATTGGATAATTTTAGAAAAAAATAAGTTATGATGTATGACAAAGATAGGTTATCTATAGAATATGGTGGAGATCTATTGTGGAAAACCATCCCTAACGCGGTTTTATATGGAAGAAGGCACATATAATTATCAGTATTATAGGACCTTTTGGAACTTTTTTAGGTTTAATAGGCATTTTATCTATATATATCTATATATTTATTCCGCTATATAAGGAAAATCGTATACACCCCCTTGGTATTAAAATTCTCTATTTTTATATATATTAAATAAAAATTGACCTGCCAATGTGTCTATTATGTGAACTACGTGAACTGCGTGAACTGCGTGAACTGCGTGAACTGCGTGAACTGCTCCTACTTAAAACATAAAGATACATTCTCAAAAAGCATCATAAATGAGCTATTCCAATATGACTGTTAAAGCTCTAATTGTAATTTGTAAAGAAATAGGAATTAAAGGATATAGTAAAAAAAATAAGAGTTCTATAATTGAAATGATAATGCAAAGTAAAATAGTGCTTCCTATTACTGAAAAAATAAATAATGATGCATATATAAATCTAAGTCATCAAGTAGAGATGGTGGAAGATAAATATACTAAAGAAATACTGAAGGAACAATATGCATTGCAGAAGTCCTATTTTATTGGCAGATTGAATACAACAAAAAATATAGGCATCAAGGTAAGAATGTCTGGTATTCCCGAAGACATAAGCGAGAATATTATAAAAAACATAATTCATAATAAATTAAATGATAAGACATCTAGATGGGATTGCAATAATGGAGATTTACAATCAGAAAAAGAAGGAATACAAGAATGCAAATGTTTTACTAGCGACGGTCCTCTGTCATTTACACCATCATCACATTGGGACGTAATATACTTTCTTGATGCAAGAAAATGGCTTGACGACTATTACATACTATACCGCATTCCATTAAAAAGGACTTCAGAAGAATGGAGAAATATAAAAATGAATAAAACCCAAACATTTGAAGACCAAACGAATCAAGGTCGGCGCCCTCGTATAAATTGGGAATCTTTGTATCCTCAGATAGAATCTCATTGTAATAAAGTTTATGAAGGGAATTTTGAAGACATATTTATTCTGTGCTGAGTAAAGGAATAATTCTACTGGCTATTAAATTTACTACTGGTACCGATACAGCATTTCCGACAAGTTTATAAAGGTTGCAATCGCTCATATTTGGTAATTTGTAAGATAAAGGGAATCCCTGGAGATTGAAACACTCTCGTGGGGTTAATTTGCGAATGCCTTTAGAATCTAAAATAAGAGGGACATTATGACCACCACTACCCATATTTGCAGTAAGAGTAGGACACTCACTACTCTTATTCTCTCTTACATAAACCCTTCTATATTGATATATAGTATCTTTTTTAACTACGCTATTTTTTACAAGATTCCATGTGCTTGATTTTTCAGTATAATAGTATTTATCAGGAATGTCTTCTTCAAGAAACTCGGATATTTTTTTCTTCTCAATTTTAGGAAACTCTAAACTAAACTTATCAAATACATCCTTAGATTTTACACATACGATATATATTCTTTCCCTGTGTTGCGGAATACCTGTAATATCAGATGTATTTAAAACTTTGTAGCATATATAATAGCCTCTGTTTTCAAGATTACTTTTGATAGTATTGAATGTTTTATCCTCATCGTGTGTCAACAGATTTTTAACATTTTCCAATATAACACATTTCGGTTGATGATAATCTATTATAGATAGGATTTTCCAGAAAACATTTGAGCGCTCATCTTTGAATCCTTCTTGAAGGCCAGCAATACTAAATGGTTGGCACGGAAATCCTCCCGTTAATATATCGTGTGGTGGTATATCTTCATCTTTAACTTCATTTAAATTTTTAAGAGTGAGCTTATGAGTGAAGTTATAATCATAAATTTTCTTAGAATGTTCTACCATATCATTACAAAATACAATATTAACATCTTTTGTTGATTGAAATGCAAGAGTAAATGCTCCAGTACCCGCAAATAAATCAATCATATTTAGTTTACCTAATGTTGAATAATTAGCCGATTGTGTTATTATAGGCACATTTTCTGGAAAAGATTCAGACATTAATAGCTTCGCAATTTCATCTTTCTTCTTCCCACTATATCCTCTAATACCTTTTTCCTTACAAATTACAATTAGTTCATCGCGCGTTTTCTCAGAATAATCCATAGTCATAGTTTCAAATATAGTATTATTTATATTATTTATATTATATATATCATCAATTTTTATAATTTCGTCATTTGTTTTTGTCAAAACCCCCGGAACCTTTTGAGTAAAAATTTTATTAAAGGACTCGCATCTATACATACCTGTATACGTATTATACTATTAATATATAAGCAAAATCTTTAATCCTTTTTACAGTTGAAATAGATAATATCAGGAATAGCAAGGATAACAGCGAGAATGCTATAATAAATGAGTTAACTTTGGACTTAGGATTCCATTTAATAATATAGTCCTTAATAGTCGCTGGCGTTTCTGCTTCTATACAAATATTATCTATTTTCTTATTAATAAACTGATCTTCCATATACTTCATTCAATCATAACATTTCTCTATATTAATCCAATTGTGCTTCATATTTATTGTAATATACTTAATAATCTTTATTACTTAATAATTATCTAATCATAATATAATGACGAATATGAATTTGTTTTTAGTTATATAAATCATTTTTAACTATTAGAAGAATTTTAGTTTTTTATTTTTTGCATTTGAACTATTATCTATATGTATCTCTTTAACTTCTTGCATTTTATTTTCTTCTTGATTTTTAATGTCTTCTTTTTCATTAAATATCTTATATTTTTTTTCATTATCAATAATTTCTTTATTTTCTTGTAATTCTTTTTTAATATTAATAGGTAGCAAATATTCTTCTTTCTGCTTCTCTTCGGCACTATTTGTTTTTTGAATATTTTCCTCTTTTTTATAAAAAATATCTTCTTTATTTGATATCGGTATTTCATTTTTATATCCATATTCTTCTTTATTATTTAGATCTATAATATTATCGTCTTTTAAAAAATTATTTAAATTATTGTTCTTAAAAATAATGTTATCTTCTTCTCTTTTATTTATATTAGCTTCAACATTATTTTCTATTACTTTATCTTTACGTTCGGTATCTATATTATTTTCAAAAGAAGTAAGTCCTATAATTTTTTGATTTGCATCTTCAGCATCTTCAGCATCTTTAGCATCTTCTTCAGCATCTTTAGCATCTTCTTCAGCATCTTCAGCATCTTTAGCATCTTCAGCATCTTCAGCATCTTCTGCATCTTCAGAATCATCTGCATCTTCAGAATCATCTGCATCTTCGTCATTATCTGCATCTTCTTCATCATTTTCTATATTGTTATCTTCTTCATCTTCTTCATCTTCTTCATCTTCTTCATCTTCTTCATCTTCTTCATCTTCTTCATCTTCTTCATCTTCTTCATCTTCTTCATCTTCTTCATCTTCTTCATCTTCTTCATCTTCTTCATCTTCTTCA